CGCCCCTAACTCTCCTCCGCTTTGAGCAATCAAAGCTTTTATTCCGCTAATGATTTGGTCTTCTGGCTGCCCTTCTCCCATTTCTGGCTCTGGCACAGCTTCTGGTGCTGGTGCTGGTGCCGCCTCAGGAGCCGCCCCCATTTCTGGTGCCAATGGCTCTTGTTCGTCGAGGTAATTCATTTCGTTTTTAATTTGATATGATTCGGCGTCATCTGAGATTTCAAACATCTCATCTGCGTCTTCTTCTGGTGCTGTTACTGTTTCCAAATCTTCGTCGCTTCCCGCATCTACTGATACGTCATCGCCATCGACATTTATTGTTACGGTTACACCTTCACTTACTATTTCTTTGTCCTCTAGAGGAACGTCCTCTTGAATCTCCTCGTTCATAAGCGAAAGAATTCGTTCTTCTACTTTTTCTTCGAGTTGGTTCATGAGTTCAGCCTTAGCTGTGTCCTTCAAAGATTTGAAGTCCAAGAATGCTTTTTCTAATGATGTTTGCTCGTTTTGTGGCATCGTTAATTTGGTTGCTTGTGAATAAATAATTCAGAAAACGTGTTTTACGCTGATTGCCAGAAAGATTTCTGAGAAATAAGTTGTAAACGGTTAAGCTCTCCTATTGATTTAGCTTTTTCTTTAACCCCTTTAAGTGGTCTCATATAACCTTCTTTAAAAAGGTAAGCCCCTGGGGTTGATGGGTTTGATACATAATCAAAAGCGATTAGTTCAAAATCATCTTGCACAATGTCTTGTCCACCCTGAGACTTAACACTTCCTACTCCACGAGAAGAAATTCCTAATTTGAATCCAGTTTTTAGAAGACCCTTCAACGTGTTGCCTGCATCTGTTTCAGCAATTTGCACTCGGCCCCATAATTCTTTTCCTTCCCACCACATCTCAACAACACGGTGTGAAACATTAGCGAGAGATACAACTGCGGAGTTTCCAGTCCAATGGGATTTACCATTACGCATTACAAAGAAATTTCCGTTTTTAACTCTGACACAAGCTACTTTATCAAACGGGTTTTGGATTTGAGAGATTTTTAAAAATCTCTCATCCATGTAAATAAAATCTGTAGTGCTAACATTAAGGATGAATTTAGTTTTACTATTTTTAGCCTCAATCAATCTTGGTTTTAAAATTTCTTCTTTAACCATCTCTACAGCCCCATCTGACATCACCACTTCTTTTTCAAGAACGACTACATCATTTATATATCTATCTACAGGTTGTTCTTGAGTTATATTTCCGTGGAGCCCTATTTTTAACAGCACCTCACTAAAGTCTTTAATCATCTTTTCTGAAGTAGAAAAAATCTTTTTACACACATATCCTTTGTCTTTATGATAAGATGTTTTAGATGTTCCATCTCCCATGTGAAAATTTTCAAAAAGAATAGTCAGCAATTCTGAATTAGCTGCTTTTATATCTTCTGGAATGTATTTTTCAGAACTATTCCCTAAAGGAAATAGATATTGCTTAAGTCGTGCATCGTAAATTTGAAAATCTATTTTCCCATCTCTATAAACACGTTCGTTATACTCTATCCCTAAATCATCAAATATTTTTCTAATTGCCTCAAAATTCTCAGACTTCTTCTGTGTAATTTTAACGAGGTTGTGTTTTGCTTTGCTCCCACACACTCCAGCAGAAGTTCCATCAGCTAGATACAAACCTAAAAAAGCAAACCACGCTTTTGCATTAACAACAAGGTTTTGAGAATATTTATCCTTAAGCTCATTGCTTATGTGTGGTTTAAACTCTTCGATTCCAGGGATTATATAGGAATCGTAATTAATTCCATCCCAATTTCCTTTTTTAGGAATTCTCCACTTTCCGCTTCTATACTCAGACAGCTCAGATGCTGTCTTCTCAAAAGATACCCCATCAGATGTCTCAAGTATAAATCTATGATTTGGAGTAACCATCAAATCAATTCCTTTACCCTTAAAGTGATACATCTTACCACTATAGGGTTCTAAGATTTTTTTATCAATCTTATGAGCCTCAATTTTATTAGTTTCCTGATTTAAAGTATATATAAACTCATCTTCTGCAATATCTATTAGCTTCTTCCAGCCGTTAATGGTTAAAATGCTAGTGTCTAATGAGTTGCAATCAGGATGGTCAAGTTCACCACCAGCCACGTTTTCCTTTACGAGCTCCATGTACTTATCAGCCTCGCGCTTTAAAATTTCGTATGGGTAAATTCGACCGTTTTTATTTAACGTATCTGCTATCTGAAGAATTCCAGACATCACGATAGGCTGATATTTTTTTTCAGCCTCTATAATCATTTCACGGGTTGGAGCATTAAATGTATAGTACTCGGAAATGATATATTTATCTTGGTAATCGGAAATAAGTCCGCTCATAGCATTCTGTGTTTCCCATAAATAGATTGGAAATTCGCAGAATGCAGCCCTTTAGACTTGAGATGCGGTTTTGAATATTTGGAAGTCTCCCTCACCTTGGAAGAAAGCTGAGTCGGCAAACACATTAGCTATGTCTAAGGCAGACTCGTACAACCTTCTGTCTTTCTTAGAATGGAGCGGATAGCTCTCATTTTTGCTGTCGGTGTTTAGTGTGTGGAGATACAACTCTAGAGAGATGTAATTTCTTTTAGAGTTATAATTCAAGTTATCTGGAATATTCCAAATTGTGATATTGTCTTTTGGCTTTGTAAAATAATAATGCTGTTCAAGCTCTTTAGAAGCAGAGCTTTTAAAAGCTCTGTTTATGTTTTTATCAATAAGTCGATGTAACTCTTGATTTGACATGTTGACGTGCTTTGGTGCTGGTTTCGTCCAAAAACTTACTTGAATATAAACCGTAGTTGGGGCATCACGTTTTTCAGTTGCTCCAATCTTTACTTTTACTTTAGAATTATTTAATTCCACTGATGGAACTGCTAACTCTCTTGCGGCTCTTTCAATTACTCTGCTCATTACATAATATAGTAATGAGTTTCTAAAAAATCAAATTTATAATTTCTTAAGCGTCTGGTTTAAGTCTGCTACGTGAAAAATGTACTCGTCACTCACTAAAATTTCAGCCCCAACTTCTCGCATAAGCTTTTCTTTAAACGTCTCAAGCAAAGTGATGTCTTCTCTTAATGTGCACACATCTAGTTTCCTTTGAAGATTTTTTCGAGTTTCCTCTCTAAGTGTTTTTATATAAGTTATTCTCTGCTCTCCTTCTGCAGTGAGAACCTTAAACAACTGTTGCTCGTCTTCATTTAAGTGAGAAAATCTTTCGTTAAAGTTTGATACAGCATTTTTTGTGATGTATTCCCAAGCTTTACCAAGTTTAGGATGAGTTGCTATTTCGTCGCTCTTAGAAGATTCTTCTTTTACTTCTCGTGTAAGATGGGTAATTATTTCACTGTAAGCATTTGCTTCTGACTCAAAATCGTTGAAAGCAGTGTTTGTGTTAGATTCAATTAGTGTGTTAATTGCCTCATACAAACCTCTTTTGTCTTCGCGTGCTGTAACAGTTGATTTATCTGGAGCTCCAAGAAGATTTGTTCTAAGCTTTAAATTCTCAGCAGTAATCTTGTGCCACTTAAGGCTTTTAATTAAAGTTAAATTCTGATTAAGAAACCTCTCAGCAAGACTCTCTTTCTCAAACGGCTTAGCCATCTCAATGTTTTTATAAATAAAATGCTGTCTTTTCAGAGAAGGACTCTTTTTTACAGTTTCCATAAATCGCATAAGAGTGTCACCCTCGTATCCTCTAGATAGTTCGACAGATGCCTTTTTAGCGATTGATTCCTTTAATACTCCGAAGTTTAGTGAAGTCATCTTCATCATTGCGTGTTTTTCATAAATAACTGACAAAAGAGAAAAAGAAAACCCATTGAAGCAATAGGGCTGCTTTGTGGATAAAAATATTGATTTTCGTTAGAATTATAACACACAAATTAAACAAAATCAATACATCACATGGCTAATTATAAACACACTAAATTAAAGGATGGTCGATTTCTTTTGAGTGAAGAATTCACAACAGACACACCCAGGGACATAAAGCCAACGGCGTCGCCTACTCACCATCTTTTTATAATCGACTGTTCAGGTTCGATGTGGAATGAATTATTGGAAATCAGAAAAGACCTATACAACAAAATCTCAACCCTACTAAGAGATACAGATTCGGTCTCAATCATCTGGTTTTCTGGAAAAGGGCAGTACGGCGTACTTGTTGAAGACTTCCAGGTCAAAAGCGACACAAGTCTTAAAAACCTTAAAAAACTTATTGATTCACAACTTACTTCACGTGGACTTACAACATTCTGTGAACCACTACAAGAAGCTCAGGCCCTAATTAACAACGATAGAGAGAGAAATTCAGGCAAGCTTTACTCGCTATTCTTTTTGACAGATGGTTATGACAACGGATGGAGCGAGAGCCAAATTCTAGAATCAGTAAGTGAAATTGCTCCAAACCTGGCTTCGGCTACGATTGTTGAGTACGGTTACTACTGCAACAAAGACTTGTTAAACAAGATGGCTACTGAGGTTGGTGGAGCACACATCTTCGCAGAAGACTTCCAAGACTACGAGCCGTACATGGAAAAGCAGTTTACTCAGAAAATGATGTCAGCGAGAAAGTATGTTACTCTCTCAGAGAACGCCATTGATGGCTTTGCTTACTCGTATGACGACGAAGGAAATGTCATCTCTTACAAAGTAAACTCTGACAACGAAGTTTTCGTTGACCCAGAATCAATCAGCACTGTATCTTACATGACAAGCTCAGCGCCGCGTACTTCGACGGAAATCGATACCGTGGACTATAAACTTGCATCAGGAACCCCAGATGCGTACTCTAACATCTTACAACCGATGTACGCTGGTATGATGGCTTACTCAAGAAGTAACGACTTCAACACAATCTCTGACATGCTTAGAGTAGTGGGTGACGCATATTTCATTGTAAGAAAAGCAAACACTTTTGGTACTCAGAAAATCAACGAGCTTGAAGCTGAGTTGATGGCAACGATGCAAGACCCTGAAAAAATGTTCAGGGATGGATATAACCCAGACTTGGAGCCTGCAGAAGATGCTTATTGTGTCATGGACATGATTGACGACTTAATGACTTCTGAGGACGCTAAATGGTATCCTTCTCAAATGAAGTACAAGCGCATGTCTAGAAAAACTGAGCGCAAAGACGTTTCAGACACGGATAGAGAACAAGTTGACTTACTTCTCTCTGAGAATAAGATTGATGATGCAATGTCTATGTTGCAAAAAATCAAAGACAACAAAATTGGCTTCATCAACGAAGACAAAGACAAAGGCTTCCCAATTACTTCACTCACGTGGAATAACAAAAGAGCAAACCTTTCTGTTCAAGTGACGTATAAAGGCTACGTAAGTCTTCCAACAAACAGTTTTGGTTTACCAGAAAGGTTTGACACGAACATATTTCGTAACTACAACATCATTAAAGACGGAGTGATTCACACATATATCCTTCCAGTATCATTGGATTCGGATACATTCGAAAAACTCCAGGACAACGGACTCCTTAAAGATGAAATCTACAACGCTAATTCTGTTTATGACTTAGACTTTTCAAGTCTTCCAGTTATCAATCAGAAAATGGTTAGAGAAGCATCCGCCGAGGAGTTGTTCAGAAACCATTACGCTCTTACCAAGTTGAAAGCGAGAAACTCAGTATTCAACTACTACAAGAAGTGTTACCTAGACGGTGCATCGAAATCATTCGCTGACACTTATGGTGAAGAAGCTACTGCGTGGTTGAAAGAGATTGGAATTAGTTCTTATGGATTCAACCCTAAAGTAACTTTGACTCCAACAACTGAGGAAGCGATGGTGAATACGATGGAGGTTAAAATCGACAAACTATCTTCTCTTCCTTCCGCTAAGGGAGTTGTTGAGAAGTTTGAGGCAAGCAAGCCGCTTACTGAGAGAGAAGAAATTCTCGAACCACACATCAAGGAGTTTTCTGAATTCTATAAAATGGTTGAATCGATGGATGACACAAAGCGCACAAACATGATTCAAGATTGGATTGACAACAAGTCGGAGTTAATCAGAAAGGAAAAACGTGACCTGGAGAACAGTATTTCTAGAACGAAGTTCTTGACTATTGTCGGAAAGAGCTGGTTCACGGATTTGGAGTCGAGAGACGACAAAGAGCTTACGCTTGAGGTGGACAACCAGGAGCGCAAGTTTATTCTTGAAGACAAGATGTCTGCAATCAAGATTTAAAGTTGAAAAGTTTTAAAATAAAAGGCCTTGCAGAAATGTGAGGCCTTTTTGTTTTTCGCTATATTTGAAAATTAATATTATAAAAATGGACGCAACGAAGCATGCAGAACAAATTCTAGAGATTCTTGAGATAGCTGGAAAAAAAGGGAAGGATAAGACGAAAGTTTTAAATATGTGCCTGAACAATTTCTTCGACCACGTCTCAGGAGAGTTGTTTGAGCAGAAAACGTTCGAAGCTCCAGATGTATTTTACAGACAACTAGAGGAAAATACCGTAAGCATGCTTGATGCTGGCGACGCTGACGATAAGCAAGAGTTTATGAAATCCGTTTCGGCCCTGAGAGTGCTTTTGAATAAGCCAGCGCCGAGGGAAGAGTCTATTGAGGAAGAACTTCAGTAACCTTTCCGTATACTTGTCGAGTCCACCCGTTTGTACCGCCTTTATTATTTCCAATCAAACAACCTTTTTGCGGGTCTAAAGCTTTGACCAGGTTAGGTTTTCTTTTTATAATACTTTTTATAAAAAACTTTAAAATGCTTACTGTCTTCTAATTTATAATTTAAGCAATCGTTCAAATTATCAAAAGTCACTAATTTTCTTTGATTTGTTTTTAGCTTTTCTAAGGCATGCTTTTTATCTCCAAGTGTTTCGAAAATTAGTTTATTTTTATTGTCATAAAAAAACCAATATCGAGCACTGGGGTGAATGTCCATTATTTTTGGCCGTCTCCCTTTCATGGCGTCACTTCTTTTTTTATTACTTTCTTCACTATGTTTTCTTCCAGTGTGAAATCCGCTAATGCTTTTTCTTGATTTAATCCCTTTTTCTGTTTGAAAATACTTCTTTAGCGTATTACTAATTTTACCCTTACATTCATTGGATACTTTTCTCCCTTTTAATGCTTTGCCTACCTTTTTACCTACTTCCTCAGCTGTTATATTGACGTATTTTCTTTTTTTTCCTTTTCTAATTTTAGAAAAAAGAGCCTTTAGCTCTTTCGCTTTCTTCTCTCCATAGTATTCTTCATAAGTTTTACCTTTTTTACCCTCAACAAGAACTAATTTACCACCAGTTCCGCCTTCAGATATATTGTATCCAATTTCCTTGTCAGTCGCTTTATAAAATTTAATCCAATATATTTCCTGCTTATTTAAACACTTTCTGTCGGAACAAACCTCTAGCACTTCCTTTTTAAAATTATCTTTTCCATATTTCTTAATCGCTTTATGAAGAAGTAACCCCGACCCTAAATATTTAGGATTGTCATTTGAGTCTTGCCCTATGTAGATTTTTTTATTTATTACGTTCGTTGTTTTGTAGATTATCATGCATGTATTTTACCTATAAATAAGTAAAAATAACATGTAGTCGTCCTCGTACTTCACAGTGAACAGTGCTGTAAATTTTTACACTCGTAGAAACTTTTTTCTAATAACCACGTATATTAAAATAAAATCATGAAAACATTAATATTTACAATTTTAACAGTACTGCTCTTTATAGGGTGCGAGCTTCTGGTTGAGATTATCGGATACCCTGGAGGAAGTTGGTGAAAGAAATTCAGATAAGTTGAAAGTTGGAATTTCTATAAACAGAGAATATCTAAGTGAGATATACGATAGTATGGACTATATCGAAGAAGGTTTTTAATGAAACTCATAAGCCAAAAAAATAGAGAGAGCTTAGAGTACAGCTTTCATCGATGGAAGAAGGGCGGCGCACAAGAAGAGGGGAGAGTGTGATAATTTGTGTAAAGCCCTCCTCTTACTTTGCAATAGACAATGTCGCCTACTTTTGCATTACTTAGTTCTAATGGAGCCAGGACGTGTTCTTGGTTTGAATGAATCAAAGGAACCATTGAGCTCCCTCGTTCTTTTGTGGTAAACGTTTCACCGTTCTCCAGCCTTTCTATTTTATAGTTTCTTCTCACTAATCATTTTATTTTCTTATCTAAGCTGTATCTTTGTTCTCATGTAGTTATACCTAACTATACGATGATTTTGTCTTTTTGTTTCATTCCCTCGTAAACTTGCTCGTAGAAACTTGCTCTGATTCCATTAATTCTATCGATGGAATATTCATCCATCACCCAGTCGTGAAGATTGTCTGCAAGCTCCTGTCGGTACCCAGGGTCATCGACAACCTGCTTAATGGCGTTATACCACCCCTTTTTGTTGTTCTTAACCAAAATACCCGTCTCGCCGTCTTTAATAGTCTTAGAATAGATTCCGAAATCTTGCGCGATTAGCGCTTTTCTTTTAACACCCGCTTCAATAACTTTCAACTCAGATTTTACTTTGTTGAAAATGTGAGGTCGCTTAACTATTTTTGCCTTCTGGCCCTGACCTACTTGTTGAGTGTAATGGTCTACTAGAGGAGCTAAACAAACATCACAATGGTCGTAATGGGTTGCATATGTTTTCAAAGGTAAAGTCCAGCGTCTCAAATATGGTTTTTCATCCATGTTTGGATACTTTTCATTTTTAATTTTATACAGCCAGTTAAAATACTCCTTGTCCTCTTTTAGAAGCTGGTAGTCTGCTGTAAATATTCTTTCGAATTGCATCCAAATCGTCTCGTGTGGTTGGATAGGTCTTTCGTGCCTGTTCCCATTGTCGTCGATGCTGGTCAGATTACCTCTGGTATCAAATCCACACATTACAATCTGTGTCTTATCCTTCAGCTCTTGGTCCTTATTAAGCATCTCCATTGAGTCACGCAGAAGAAACAAGTCATGTAAGTGAGATGACCCACCAATCCAAGCAACTCTTGTACGGTCAGTAGGGTTTGGAACCGCTTCACTCCTCCACATCTTAGCTTCGGGGTTTACAGCGTTCGGAATCACAACCACATTTTTATTGACCTCTTTGATTTTTTCTGCAAAAATCTCTGTGGTCGTAGTGACCCAATCAACAAGTTTCAAATTGTTCTCTATATGCTTGTCAATTTTTTCAGCTTTCACCAAATCATAAAGAGGGTGAGTTGGAGGCGGACTCCAGAAGTCGTCAATATCCATCACCAGCACAGTCCCTTTGGATTGAAGCTCCGCGAATAGTTTCTCAGATGCTTCAAATGGCCCAAGCTGTCTGTGGAAATGAATTATATCAAATGATGACAGGTAGTTTATATTGGTAAAATCAGGAGTGACATCAATCTTAATTTGGAGCTCCTCTTTGTGGGATTTCCTAAGTTGCTGAGCCATCCAGATTGAGCGAAAATGCCCGACGCCTTGCACATCTGACGGGCAAACTAGCAATTTAATTCTTTTATTCTCCATATGATATCAGTGATTCTATTATTTTATTTTTATCTGCATTATATTCAGATTCCCAAATAGTAAGGTGATTGAATCCAGACTTAATTGCAAGCTTTTTCTTATTATCATCAGCTTTCCAAAGTTCTTTAGCTGTTTTGTTTTTATGAGGATGAATAAAACTAGGTAAATATTTTAAAGGATTACAATGCCAATAGTCTCCATTATATTCTATAAGAAGATTTTTATCAGGGATGTATATGTCGAACTTGAATGATTCTAACGAAAACTGAGATTCAGATTTTATGCTTTTTTCTCTGAGTCTATTTACTATCTCTCTTTCAGCTTTTGATACTGGAGCACATTTTAGCCTTCCTTCTTTTTGACCTTGAATTGCATTTTTACATTACGGAGCGTAAAGCCCACTCATCACGTAGTGTGGGTGGGATGTAAGCGACCTTATCTTAATTATTTTAAATAAATTTTGTTATTTCTTTAAACTTTTGTATTTTTGTACATTAAGAAATATTTTGTCAGGAACTGACAGAAAAAATCAAGGTAAGTTGCCAACACTAGTTGGAGCGTTGACCCTTGAAGCCCATCCCATCGCCTCTGGCGTGGGTGGGTAGTTCACTTAGAGTAATCTTGAACTCGCTTCTGAGCGTACTCAGAATCCGACATCTTCATTACCTCTCCGATAACGATGTTGTCTACATTTTCAAATTCTTCAATTGCCACGTAGCCTCTCTTGGCTTGGGCATCAAGCATTGTAGTCATTCTTTTTTGTGAAAGAATAAATTCGTCTTTCTTTAAGAATACTCCTGGAGATTTATTCGATGCGATAGCAACGGTGAACTTAATCTTGTCTAATCTTCCTGTGTTAGTTATTTTCCAAACTGTTTCCATGTTTTTATTTTATAATTAATAGTCAATTATCCTCTTAATATCAAGGTTGACGATATGCTGTCTTTTCATTCTCATTAAAAACGACGTATCTTTTATCTTTAAATAAATACGTCGCATACTCTGACGACTGACCTAAATACTCCACACGATTATCATTTTCGCCCAGAAGTCTATTTTGAATGGCCTCTGGTGTTTCAACTTTTTTAAACGTATTAATAACGTTCTCTTTCGTCTGTCTCTCATATACTGGCTGAGCAGCTGGAGCAGTTGGTACTTCGGTAGGCACAGTCGGCTCTTGCGCAACACCTAGTCCATCTTTTAAAATGTCTTTCATTACCTTTAGCAAAACAGCCTCCAAATCGACAGATGACTCAATAGATTTTCTGAGGTCGATTTCTGTTGAAGGCTCATCTATATGAGGAGTGCTAGGTGTAGCATAAGGATTTTCTTGATACGAAGGCTTTATCACTTCTGGAGCTTCTTTGTCGTCTGTAAACAGTGCAGTGCCACTTCGGTAATCGTACTTAACAATCCCTATTTGTTCAAACTTAGCGGCGTACACTTTAACATCAGTCTTACCCTCCTGCATCCAAAAGTCGTGAATAGTCTTCAAAGACTCTGGGTCATCCATTGTTCTAAATGGTTTGTTAGCTAACCCTTCGCCACTTACTGCTGCAACATCATTATAGTCAAACACAATTATCTCACCTGGCTCCTGGTTTTGTAATGGCTTGGGAACTTGTGCAGTATTTGCACGAACAGGAGTGTAAGGAACATTTGACACAGCCTCTCCAGCTGTCATCCCTATATCTTCCTGCTCAACGTCTTGCCCTGGTACAGCATTTGAGTCAATAAAATCATCTTCATAAGGAAACTGATTTGGACCACCTTGCACAGGCGGTCTAGTATCCGTTTCTTGAAGCCCATCTTCCTCTTCCTGAACTTCCTCTTGAAGCTCTTCTTGCGGTACGTCTTCAAATACAGACTTCTCAAGCTGCTGTTTGTACATGTGCTTAACTTTTTCTTGAATAGCAAGCACAACCTCCTCCCCAAAGATTCCGTCAAGACCTTCCTCTCTTATGGTGGTAACAATCTTGTGTTTAAGTTCTTCGTTGCTAATTTTTTCAGACATCTATAAAACGTTTCTTCTAAATAGCTTGGAATAATCCATTGATATTGAGAAGAGGGTTGATTACTCTTGATACACATGCCTGATAATAATGTTAAATGAATAAAAACAGAAAAGTACAACGCCAAAAAACATCTCGTGAGATACAAAGCGACTTGGAAAAAATGGGCTTAGAGAGAGATAAGGAAGCTCAGATGGATAGGCTTAATGCAATATCTCATTTTCAAATCAACAAAGATATTAAGCACAAAAACGCTAAGCAAAAGCTTCTGTGCAAAACTATCATGGAAAATGAAATCACATTTGTTGCTGGAGCTGCTGGGACAGGTAAGGCGCAACCACTAACTGAGCCTATATTAACGCCTGGCGGTTTTGTGGAAATCGGAAGCATTCGTCCTGGAGATAAAGTAATTTCGGTTGATGGAACACCTGTAAATGTCAACTCTATTCATCCACAAGGAGAAAAAGATGTCTATAAGGTGTCTTTTTCTGATGGAACGCATACACTATGCTGTGGTGAGCATTTATGGGAAACACAAACAGAAGCTGATAGAAATAATAGAAAAAAAAGGAATGGGGTTGCAATAAGAGAGCCGCTGTCAGGAGCAGTAAAAACTACTTTTGAAATAAAAGAGAGCTTACTGACTAACCGAGGCAGGAAAAACCACTCAATCCCCATCTGCAATCCTATACAGTTTGCAAATAAAGAACTAATAATTAACCCTTATCTAATGGGCTGTTTAATAGGCGACGGGTGCTACAGCCAACATTTTGTCTCGTTTAGCTCTGCGGACGAAGAAATTATTTGTGAGTTTAAGCAAAGCCTCCCTCACCCTGTTAAGATAAGTAAAAAACCTGGAGATAATTATGATTATTACATAACAACTAAGACAAGGTCAAATAAGGCGAATAATTTACTCCTCTTTGAGATGAGGGATTTAGGTTTAATGGGTCAAAAATCTCATGAGAAAATAATTCCTGATAAATATCTCTACTCTTCTGTTGAAGATAGGGTGGAGTTACTAAGGGGTTTAATGGATACAGATGGGCATATCCCTAAAAATGGCTCTTCTATTGAATATTACACCACGTCGCAAATTTTAGCTAGTCAAGTCATGGAGCTAATTAGAAGCCTTGGTGGTATTTCTTCAATTAGAACTAAAAAACCCTTTTTTACAGATAAATTTGGAGAAAAAAAGCAAGGAAAGATATGCTATGTTGTCACTGTTTTATTTGAAACGCTTAACCCTTTTAAGTTATCAAGAAAAGCAGGACTATTTTCTGATAAAAAAAGAATGAAAATAAAATATATTACTGGTGTCGAAAAACAAGGAGAAGAAGAGTGTGTTTGTATTCACATAGACCACCCAAGACATTTATATGTGACAAGAGATTATAATGTTACTCACAACACCTTACTTAGTTTAAAAACTGCTTTAGAATTACTGAAAATTGACAACGAATATAGCCAGATTATACTCACAAAACCAATTGTAGAAGCTGGCGAATCAATAGGGTTCTTACCTGGAGACATAGACTCAAAAATAGACCCCTATATGGACTCATTTTTGGGAAATTTTAAAAAACTTGTAGGCTCAACAAAGACAAAGGACTTCATTCAGAATGACGTTGTTAAATATGTTCCTCTTGCATATCTTCGTGGTGAAACGTTTGAAAATTCAGTAGCAATAATTGATGAAGCGCAGAATACAACAGTAGCTGGGTTAAAGCTTTGGATTTCTCGTAAAGGAGAAAGTTCAAAGCTTATAATTATCGGAGACACAGACCAAACAGACCTTTATCTAAGAAATGGTCAGCGCTCAGGATTAGACGATGCTTTTAATAGGTTTCAAGGCCTTCCAAAAATTGGTTTTATACAATTCACAGAAGATGAAATCGTTCGCTCAGGTATTCTAATAGATGTTATGAAGAGGTATAAACTTGAATTAAAAAGCTAACTCCGCCCCAGCAAGCACAGAAGTAGAGACTAACGGGTATAAGGTAATGTTTGTGAAAATCAGCCTATTTACATGAAAACACAACATGAACATTTTAGGTGCATATGGTTTTGCTGGACAACAGCAACCAGAAAAAGCTGAGAAGGCAAAAACACTTCATGACGGATTAATGAGTCAAGAAGACAGAGTGATGGAACAGAAGGAGAAATCATTTGGAATGGCCCATTCCGTAACAGAGTTACAAGAGAAGAAAAATTACAAAATTCAAACCCTTGACGGGAGAGAACTATTAACATAAACAATCATGAGCGACAAGAAAGACCTTATAAATCCAGAAGAAATTGAGTCTGGTTCTCTAAAGAAGATAACCAAAAAGGTAAAACGAAACAACGACATCGTCGAAAGAAGTGATGAAAAAATTATCACTGATGATGGAAAAGAGCTGTTGACCTAAGTTAATTTGTTCAAACAAAAAAAGGCAACCCGTAAAGGTTGCCTTTTTTTTGTTTCCATGTAAGAGAGTTCTATCCTGCCGCTGCTGCTCCATAGTCAACTGCGTCAATTGCCTCTCCCCTGCTTGCATCAAGCGTCTGAATCATCAACTGCTCCTTCCTAGCGTATAAAGGAATAAGCTTTTCGAGTTCCGAGATTCTACGATTTAAAGCCTCACTGTGTGCAGGTTGGTCCTCAGTATTCATATCCTTATCAGCCTTTTCAAGCGCACGCTCATGAGCGTCTATAAGAATATCAATTTCGCTTATCTTAGAGTCGAAATTAGCAGAAATAGCCTGCTCTTGTAGACTCTCTCTCAGTATATCCCGAAACTGTTTTTTCATGGTTATTATTAAATAAGATTTGCGAGTTTTCGCATTCTTTGAAGCTCTTCGTTGATAACCCTACTTCCTTTTGGATTAAGTCTAGAACCTCTGCCTTTACCAGCTCCCTCGTAGAGTTTGTCTGCCTCAGCGTTCTTGTTATCAACTTTACTCATGTTATCATTAACGGTGTCTTCTTTTGCAGCGTTAACCACAGTTTCTCCGTCTTGTTCGTCGATTGTGTCTTCGTCATCTTCATCAGAAACAATATCTTCCTCAGAAAAAGAATCATCGCCTCCTGCGACTGGTATTTGTGACTGCTCGTCAACTTCAAGCTCTTCTTCGTCTCCACCCATGTCAACTTCAAGCTCTTCTTCGTCTCCACCCATGTCTTCCATGTCTTCCATGCCTGCATCAACAGGTGTTTCATTTCCGTCAACTAGTGCGTCAAGCTTTCTACCGAGGTCGCGAAGCATGCTTTCGATTTCTCCACATTCTTCTTCACCCATTTCTGCACCCATCTCTGTGTCCATCTCTGTGTCCATCTCTTCATCGTCAAGGTCCATCTCTTTCAAGTGAGTCCCTTTCTTTTCGAATTTTTGAACTGGAAGACCTTTCATAAAATAGGCATCTCCTTTATCTTTGTGACCAGAAACCTCAACCTCACTAAGCCCGTAAGACTCTTTTAGCTGCTTAATCTCTTTTTGGATAGCTTCCTTTTTTGCCTTAAGCGATACTACCTTCTTAAGGTTTGCATACTCTTCAGCAATCAACTGATTAAGCTCTGTTTTTGTTAATTTTGCAATTACTTTTTTCATGATTGTGTTATCGGGATTGATTACTTAGTTTTTTTCTGCTTTCTCCGCTTTTACTGCTTTGTTGGATTCATCCAACTGAGCCTGCAGTTCATCAAGCTTAGCTCTTAGCCTTGTATTCTCTTCTTGGGTTGACTCATCTATTGCGTCAGCCTCAGCAAACTCAGCTGCCAACCTGGCAACGTGTGAAATGTTTTGGAAGTCGTTTACGAACCCAGTTTTTGAAGTATGAACTCGGTCGTTAGGGTTTCCTTCAAAACCGAAGGTCCCTACCATGCCACGCTCATCGAGCTGTTGAATCTCTTCATTCAAAGCTTGCAGCTGAGTGTAGATTTCTCTTTTTCTCTTGATTACCTTTGCTTCTGCAAGGATAGCTTCCTGTACAAGCGTCGGACTTAATTTCTTAGACATCGAAGTGTGTGTTTTGTAATAAATATTAAGAAAAAGTTGATTTTGCTTCTCTTTCCACCCAGCTTAGAGGTATATAAACTCTGGCTGTGTAAGTAAATAGCTGGGAAAAGTGGAATAGAGGTTTTTTAGTTGACGCGGATTGAGGCATAGAAAAAGAATTTTGTTACTTTAGCATTATAATCTTATTTACGATTACAACACTTACAACAACACAAACAAAATGGCAGAAGTAGCAAATGCAGATACCGCAGAATTCAAACAAACAATCCAAGAAAACACCCTCGTTCTTGTAGATTTTTATGCAGACTGGTGTGGGCCTTGTAGAGCCCTTAGTCCAGTACTTGATGAAGTTGCTGATAAATATGATAGCATTCGCATTGTTAAAATTAATGTGGACGAAAACTCTGAGCTCGCAAAAGAGTACAAAGTTAGAAGTATTCCTCAGATGTTCTTAATCAAAGAAGGAGAGAGCGTAGCTTCTCTTATAGGCATGCAGACAGTAAAAGCGTTAAGTGACAAAATCGACGAGCACATTTCCTAAGTTTTTATTGCCAGCCAGGCAAGCAGAAAACAATGTTGAAATTTATTGCCCTCTCAGAGGACTCCGCGTTTAATACACGCCTCTTTCTCCAGAGCTTAAAGGAGAACGTAATTGGAGACTACTCCACTACAATAATATACAAAGCTTCTACATCGGATTATTCCTTGATGTACGAGCTAATATTTCGTGAATACAAAAGCGAAAAACTAGACTTTGTAAAAGTAGACAGTTACAAAGATGCTTTTCTGAAAGACATCAACGAGCGAACAGACCAAGACTATGTTTGTCTTTGCACAACAGAAGATGTGTTCTATCGCGCTTTTGTTATTCCAGACTTAGACAAAACTTTTTCAGATGAAGAGGTCTTATCTATTCACACAAGACTTGGTGAGAACATTAAGAAAAACTCATCTTTAGGAGCTGAAAACATTTTTAAGCCAGAAGGCAAGTCGGGGAAGCTTCTTAAATATGACTGGACAGTCCATTATGTTGATTTCAATGAACCTTTTTCCATCGCTGGAAGTATCTACCGTAAAAAGGAAATCGCCAAAATAATCAAAGCAATTCCGTTTACAACACGAGAGGACCTTCAGGAAGGGTTTCAAATGTTCGGCAATTATCATCGACATAAATCTCTGTGTCCAAAAAAAAGCGTTTTGTTCACACAGAAGCCAGACCAAAACGAAAAAACTTCCTTTCTCACAAAAATGCTCACTAATATTCAGCTAATGAAAGGAGAACGTCACAAGCTTCATTTTTTCGATATTTCAAAAACGGAAGAGATTCATAAAGATATAGGCATACTTCGATTGCTCACAGGTAAAAAAGACGCAGCTGTAGAATGAGTTGGAAAGACGCACATATCTTATTTAAGTTTCCTGCGCGAGAGCGCAAAGGCAAACTTTTCGAGAAACTCGACCAGTACTACGGTCTAATGGTGGACAAAAAAAATTTCACATTCCTTATTTCGATTGACCACGACGATGAAATATTAAACACCCCTGAGGTGTTAGAGAGATTATCGGAGTACAAGAATCTAAACGCAGTTGTGGGAGAATCCAAAGGGAAAATATTCGCTTGCAACAGAGACATCCAAGAGCACGAAGAACCTTGGAATATCGTGGTGCTGGTGTCGGATGATATGATGCCAAAGATTCAAGGATATGACATGCATATTCGAAAAGGTTTCAAAAAACATTTCCCAGACTTTGATGGCGTGCTCCATTTTAACGACGGACACCAGGGAGATAAACTGAACACACTTTGCATACTCGGAAAAAAATACTATAATAGGTTCGGGTACATATACCACCCATCTTACGTATCGCTTTATTGTGATAACGAATTCATGGAAGTATCCAGGGCTCTAAATAAAGTTCACTACTCACCAATGGTCATTATTGAGCACCAGCATTGGGCGTGGGGATTTGGGAAAATGGACGGTCTTTACCAGAAAAACGAAGGTCCTATTCATGTTGATAAGACAACTTTTGAAGATAGAAAGAATAAAAGGTTCGCTCTAAAACAAACATAATAATGAAAGTAAGTAATTCAATCGTAAATCTAACTCGGTTGAAATCTGTAAAGACATTTGCAGATTTCCAAGTTTGGATTAAAGGAGTAAAAAACAACTCAGGGGAGTTCGATTATGTACAGCTAAGACGGTTCGACCAAATTAATCATAGCATTTTAGAAACAGCGGTAAGGCTGAAAAGCAAAGAGTACAACTTAGAAATTATGCCTGTTTTCCCAGATACTATGATGGATTTAATCGTCGACACCATAGCGGACCCAAACGCTAGATTTTTTATTCCCGTGATTGGAATTAGAATGATATGCAGAAACAGAATAAGCAAACACGACATCGTCAATATCGAATTAATCAAGCGAGACCCAAACTCGTCTGAGCTAGACTTAATGAGAAGTGAGCTTAAAACCGTTTCGGAAGATTTTAAATCAAACATAAAAAGACAGCTCAGATGAAAATCTACACATTCTATAGCGAGTCCCACAGAGAGCTCTACGAAAATTATTTTCTGGAGTCATTCAATCGATTGGGTTTGGATAAAGACTTTGAGTTAGACGTTACAGTTGTGGGTCAAAAAGGAAACGGAGATTTCGGAACAAAAGGTTTCAACGACACAATGGTTGATAAAGTCGATATTTTGATTCGGGCCGCAGAAGAAAATTCAGACCAACCATTTGTTTTTGCCGATTGTGACATTCAGTTCTTTGATAATTTCCACGATGACATACTGACGTATATAGATGACAAGACTGATATGGTTGCTCAATCTGATAACGGAACAATATGCGCTGGACTTTTCATCGGAAGAGGAACAAAGGTTATGAAGAAATTCTTAAAACACATCCACAAGGTTACTCCTGACTTTGCAAACGACCAAGTAGCCATGAACGTCCACAAGGGTAGAGTGCGGTATAAATTGCTTCCCCAGGATAAATATTTTACAATCGCCTCAGTTAACGGAGCGAAAGTTTGGAATGGAGAAAAAAACTTTATCCTACCAAGAAACATAATGGCGCATCACGCAAACTTCACTGTTGGAGTAGAGAAGAAAGCAGAGATGTTTGAGTATGTAAAGCAACAAATGAAAACATATGCCTAATATAAGACACTTTGGAACCGATTACGGCGGTTGGACCGTAGATTTAGACCACATTAAAGACGGCGATTTTATAATCGATGCTGGCCTAGGAGAAGACATTACTTTCCCCTTAGAGCTCCAAGAACATCGAAAAATACAAATAGTCGGAGTGGACCCAACTGAAAAAAGCATTAATCATGTTAATGAGTTAAATCCAAAAAACTTCGAACTACTAGAAAAGGCTGTGGCCCCACACGGAGTGAAAGAGATAGTGATGCATAAAAATACAAACCCCGACTGGGTTAGTGAGAGCGCTCTTCCAAATCACGCTAGCGTTGGGGGAGAAACTTATACGGCTAAATGTGTTTCATTCAAAGAACTTAGAGAACGTTATAGCAATATTTCCGTCATCAAAATGGATATAGAGGGTTCTGAATATGAGTGTCTTCAAGAGTGTGTAGGAATTAAGCAAATATGCGTAGAGTTTCACCATTTTTGTTTGGATGATAAATCTCAATAGATACCGAAAAAATGATTGAGATGATGAAGGAAAATGACTACGTCATTTTGAAAACAAACCCTAAACGAACAGAGATTACATTTATTCAACTATGAAAGTAGTAGAACACAATTATGGCAAAGACCCATACATTCCGACAGAAGAAACAATGTTTCAAAAGCTGAAGGAATCCACTATTAGTGATGACTGGGTTCTTCACATGCTGCCATTGGCTCACATGATAAATAACATTGGTGCCCCAGCAACGCAGAGCGTCATAGACTCTTTGGACCCGAAGGAGAAAAAAATACTTGTGTGTCAGCATATTCTTGTGAATCAACTGCAAGTAGACAACAACAGCGTCATGTGTAGCCCACATGCCACTGACAGCAATAATGTAATATCTATTCCGCATTTCCCTGTTAATGTCTCTGAGCAGCCTTGCGGTCGCACGAAACTGTTTGGATTCCTAGGTTCGACCACAACCCATCACACTAGGAAGGGAATAGTAAAGTTGTTTCCTGACCAATGTACTGACAGTGGAGTCCACTGGGGTCTAGATGTAAACTTGGGAGAGGAGTTCTCAAAAAATTACACAAACGCATTGGCTAGCTGTGAGTTTGCTCTTTGTCCGAGAGGAACAGGGATAAGCTCGGTTAGAATGTTTGAGGCGATGGCTATGGGCACAATACCTGTTATCATAGCAGATGGATACAGACCACCTTTACACGAAGACATTGATTGGGCCCTAATCTCGGTTACTATCCCAGAGAAAAAGATAAAGACCATTTCAAAAGTATTAGAAGAGTTCTCTTTGAGCGACATAAATACCATGCGTGTTGCGATGAAAGATGTTTACGACAACTACTTGAGCCCAGAGAATTTTCATAAATCAATAGAGTTATCATTATGAACCTACCAATAGTTTTTATCCATTTTGGAGCAGCCTGGTATTTGGAGCCTGTCTTGAAGCAAGCGAGGAAATTTCATGACACAGTCTATTTGATTACGGACCAAAAAGTTAAGTACGAAGGAATTGAAGTGGTCCAATCGGAAGATTACTTAGAAGGAGTTCAGGAATTCACAGACACATACACGCACATGTCAACCAACTCAGCCTGGGTTGAACACATTTGCATTGTAAGGTGGAAAATGATGCTGAACCTTTTAAAAGAAAAAGGGCACATAGCAGCAGTTTATTTGGATTCAGATGTTTTGATTTTCAAAAACCTAAACGAGAATATTACTGCCAGAATTCGTCACAACTCAATAGGGATGAGCGTGCCAACTCACCAGCCAGAATATCGCTGGAGTTGCTCCGCGCACACGTCCTACATGACGGTTACAGAGTTAGAGAAGCTTTGGGTGTTTATGAAGGCTCAGTATGTAGAAAAATCTGCTCGAAAACGTCTCAAACGCAAGCAAGCACATCACATCAAAAATAAACAGCCAGGCGGAATTTGCGACATGACTCTATTGTATTTGTATGCTCAAGAAAACGAAGTCGAATGCATGACATCCGTTTTTGAAGGCTCCACTTTTGACCACAACATCAACGCGGCAGAGAACCAAGAGCGAGTTGAGTACGAAATGGTTGAACAAGACATAGGGTTAGGTAGAAAGATTTTTGTTAAAAAATTCAAAATGATTGACGGTATGCCCGTGATTAAAAACATAATTACTGGAGAGAATGTCGTTTTTAACACTCTTCACTTCCAGTCAGCTGGAGGAGCTAAGGAGTTAATACGAAAACTGGTATGACCAAAATATACTACAACAAAAAAGCTTTCAAAGGAAAAGATGGAGGGATGACCGAGACCATCTTCTGTATGCCTTTTGAGGATACATCAAACTGGCCCCAGGAGCCACTTCACAACGACAGATTCTCAAGAGTAATGTCCAGCGGGGACTCCATCATTCAATACGCATCTTTGAAGGATTGTGACTATGCAGTCCTTCCTTATAAATATGAAGACACCCTTCAGACCAAAGAGTTAATCAAAGAAGCAAACGACGCAGGGAAGAAGATAATTGTGATTTACAACGATGACGATGAAAACCCAATAAATGTTAGGCCAGAACAAGGTTATGTGTTTCGAACATCATTCAACACCAGAGACCGAAAAGAGAATGAATATGCATTTCCAGCGTTCACAGGAGATTTTTACGACCAATCGAAGATAATCGATAACCCAAATAAACAGTTGTCTGTTGGATTCTGTGGCCAAGCGTTTATCCCCGTGAGAAGAAAAGCTATACAAAAACTCAGAAAACAAACCATTCTAGAAACAGATTTCATTCTGAGAAAAGGATTCTGGGCACCAGAGCTCCCCAAGGGTCAGGCCCGAAGAGAATTCATAGACAATCTTCGAAACAACGTGTTTATTCTCTGTGCAAGAGGCGCAGGAAACTTCTCCTATAGACTCTACGAAACAATGATGATGGGCCGAATTCCTTTAATAATAGATTCCGACCAAATATTACCATTCGAAGACCAAATCAATTACAAGGACTGCGCCATCATTATACCAGAAAGCGAGCTACCAAACATTGCTGAGCATATCGATGCTTGGATGGAACGAAATAGATTCGTAATTACAAAATTACAAACATATAATAGACAATTGTGGGAAAAATATTTGGCTCCCTGGGGATGGTTGTCTAACTTTATTTTAGAATTAGAATGCCAAACAGCCGACGTATAATGACAACGAAAGTAGTAAAAAGGAAAAATAAGTCGAACATCATTACATCAGACGCCAAATCTTCTCCTTTAGAAAATTCTATCCAAGCATTTTTTAGAATGACAAAAGAAGACATGGATAAACAACATCATCTAACGAAAACAACATTAAAAATTCTAGAACAATGAGCAAAGGAAAAGTACGAAAACAAGTTAAAGTTGATTTCAATAACTTAGGAGCGCAGTGGGATGCAATTAAAGATGTGGTTCAACCAAAGTTGGATGCATTTTTTCAAAAAGGCTACTACATCGGCGGAGGCGAAGTGGAGGCTTTTGAAGAAGCGTTTGCAGAGTATACCAGTACAAACTATGCTATCGGGTGCTCTAATGGCACAGACGGCCTTAAATTAGCTCTTCAAGCACTTGAGCTCAAAGGTCGGACTCAAGTGATAATGCCAGCAAATGGATATATTGCTGATATCTACTCTGTTAAATATCAACACGGAGATTTTGATATAGAGCTTATTGACCATGATGATTATTTTCAAATAGACACAAAACTTTTAGAAACCCACCTAGAAAACCGTCGAAAAGATTTTGACAACATTGTTTTATTGCCCGTCCACCTATATGGACACGTATCTGATATGAAAGAAGTTTCGCGCATTGCATCAAAGTTTAAATGTTATGTGATTGAAGATGCATCTCAAGCTCATGGAGCTCGAACAAGCGAAGGGAAAATGGTTGGACAATATGGAGACCTTTGTGTATATAGTTGCTACCCTGGAAAGAATTTAGGAGCCATAGGAGACGCTGGAGTTATTACTACTAATATCGAGGAGTATCGAACAAGGCTTCTTGCTCTCAGAAATTTAGGTAGTATAAAAAAATATGAACATATTGTTGATGGATGGAATAATAGGATGGACAGTATCCAAGCTATTTTTTTAAAAGAGAAATTAACTCACTTAGACCAGTGGAATTCTCAACGCCGCTCTATCGCTGCTCTTTACAGTGAAAAACTTAAAGATGTCAAGCAGATAAAACTACCTATCGAAGCTGAATATTCAGAAGAACAAGTGTTTCACATCTATTGCTTGAGAGTTGAAAACAGAGAAGAACTCCAAAAACACTTAATAGAAAATGGCGTTCACACAGTAATCCATTACCCAATTTCCATTCAAAGCAGCGTCTGCAATAAAGGGTTGGTTTTTGGGTATGAAAACAATAACACTGAGAAAAACTCAAAATCTATACTAAGCCTCCCAATGCACCCTTTTATGAACGAAGAGCAAGTTGAGTTTGTTGTCAACATTATTAAAGATTTTTACGCAGATAACGGTTAATAAAGTGTTTTACATACGAGAGCGCAAAAAATTATAAATACAGAAATAGACTTACAATAAAAAAATAATACAACAATGGATGTTTATGTAGATATAGATGAGACTCTGATGAAAACAGAAGGTATGGATTACGAAGGAGCTACGTCTATATCAGAAAATATCAATAAAATCAACGTACTATTTGACCAAGGCCACACCATCACTGTGTGGACAGCGCGTGGAGCAAAGACAGGGATAGATTGGAGAGACTTGACGGAGAAACAGCTTGACGAAGCAGGTCTTAAATATCATTATTTAAGATTGGACAAGCCTCCTTTTGATGTTTTTATTGATGATAAAGCTATTAATGCTAGGTCTTGGGAAAATGGTGAATGGATATGAAAATGGACCAATCCTAAAGTTTACTCACACACGAATGTCGCAATCGTAGGCAGCAGTTCAAATGTAAATAAATTTGATGTCGGATATCTCAATAGAGGCTGTGCTCGCATCCCTGAAAATAATAAAATTTCCACTGTTGGAATTATGATGGTTTATGCTTGCGTAGAGCCTGGAATAGTACTAAGCCTTTACGGGTTCAGCGTAAATGAAGGAGCTGTAATCACGCATTACCTTTAAGATAGAGACCTAAACGAGTCTTGTCACAGCTGCAATAGAGAACGAGAATTCCTATTATACTTGAAAAAGTCAGGAAAAGTAAATATATTATACTGACAACAACTGTTAAAATGGAAAAAAAGCAACATAAAGAAATATTTTCAACACCTATATTCCCAATCCCACCAGCATTTACTGACACCTATTTGGGAGATGATGGAGCGAAACACGGAAACGAGCTCGATTTACCCCAAATTGGGTTATATGTTCAGCACCTCGCCTCTAAACAAGCTAAAATTGTAATGACGACAGCGGGAACATCTGCATACAATCTTTTAGGGTTCTCAGAGATATTGCAGTTCAATCGCATTGTGGTTGAGAATTTTCCTGGCAAAGTGGTCGTTGGAGTCCCTGCGTATGACACCAGAACTGCAAAGAAGTTTGTAGAGGAGTTTGAAAGAATTGCAGCAGACCACTTGGACAAGGTTTATTACATGTGGCTTTATCCAGAGAGGTATTACGACGATGCCATAGTTATGGACTATTTCTTTGAGCTAACTGACCACGCTCAAAGACCTTGCTTGTTTGACGGGAAACCGATGAAGCATGCAAAACATGGTTACTCAGTAGATTTTGAAGCCAACTTGATTAACGAAATAGCTTCTCACCCGAACATCATTGGGATGAAAGAGGAAAGTTCTCACATGGCGAAAGCTACTCAAGTAATTGAAGATGTTAAAACAGAAGAGTTTGCGATAATATTAGCAGAAGGCTCTATGAGCAGGTTTGAAATGCAACATGATAATGGAGCATGCTCATTCTTAACTGGTATAGGAAGCCTTTTTCCAGAATATGCTATAAACTACTTAGACCTTAAACAGCAAGGTTTATCAACTCGTTACTACCTAGCTCGCGAGGCTGAGGGCTTTGAAGCTCTTATGAATATAGGATGGCACTTAGGCTTTAGGACGGCGCTGCAAGAAATGGGACTACAAGCACCTTGTACTCGCGCACCATTCCCGCTGGCAACAACAGAGCAGCGCAAAAAAGTGAAGCAAATAGTAGAAAAACTCGCATCAAAGCTTAGTTTAAAAAAAACGAATCATGTCTGATTTAATTTTACAAAAAAATGCAACGATTATATGCGGGTCAAAGCATTATAAAAAATCATTAAACTGTATTGTTGACTCTTTTGAAGAAATAGTTAGAAATAACATGTTAATGAATAATGTTGGATATGGAACAAGGGAATCTAGTGTTCAAGTGCTGAACTGTCATGTGTATAAGCATTATCTAGATAAAGACTTCTCTGTGTATGATTCAATCGTAAATAAAGAGGTGATAGATTCTTTTAAAGAATACATTCATGAAACAAAAAGCAGTTTTGTAACATATCCTTCCAATAATACAAGTTTTATGCGACAGATAATAACTAAAAATAAAATACCGATAAAAATAGACTTTGAACTCAGGTGCGGATTTTCATATATAACTCAATCTATAAATTGCGGTGTAAAGCCTTTTATAATAGGGTTTTCTATAAAAACAGAAGAAAATGAAAACCACCAAATCAATAAATTATCCATCAACAAAACAATGCACAATGCTAATGTAGAAATTTCATTAATCAAATACTTACATGATAAAGATTTGATTGATGCAACTTTCTGCAGTATAATCGACACTGAGAAAATGAAGCTTGACTGCTCCTTGATTCGCCCTAAAGAAGAGTCTTTAAAATTATTAACCAACTTGTACAATGAAGTTACACTTTCTGGAATGGCATATGCCATTCCAGAAAGTGATTGGAGTGAAAAAATAAAATATGAATAAAAAAATCCTTATAATTGGTTCAGGTTTTTTATCAAGACATGTTAGTGATGTTTTTTCAAACTCAAAAAACGAAGTGTTTGTACTGTATCATAACCATGATTTGCCTAAATTTAAATGCAGGCAAGAGAAGGTTTCAAAAAACATTTATGACTATGCGCTGGAATTTCAGCCTAATTACATTCTTTTTGCCAAGGGAAATTCATTAGTAAAAGACAACAACACGATTAATCAGTCAATTAAAGAAAATGTCACTCCCATAGCTGTTGCCTTGGAGCAATTATATGAAAATTTAAAGAACCTAAAGTCTCTTGAGAAAATAATAATCATTGGCTCAGCAGCAGAATATGCGAAAGGTTCAGAAGCGTTAAAAGAAGAAAGTTCTTTATACCCTTCCTCTATATACGGGCTAAGTAAAGTGTTTCTATACAACACTTCTATGTATTACTATAGCAAAGGGCTTCCGATTGTTTATGTACGACAGTTTAATGCTATAGGGCCTTGGCAGAGAAAGTCTTTTGTGCTATCTGCATTTGCTTCAAGGTTGATTGAAATAGAAAGAGGAGCTGAGGCTGTTTTAAACGTTGGAGACCTCTCCTGTCAAAGGGATTTTATTGATGGTAGAGACGCAGCTAGGGCGTATAAACTAATTTTTGAGAAAGGAAACACAGGAGAGGTTTATAACATTGGTTCTGGAAATATTACACGAATACAGCATTTACTAGACACAGCTATAAAAGAATCTGGCGTAACAACAGCGGTAAAGATAGTTAATCGTCAGACAATCAATGAAAGAAATAAGTTAAACAACATTCTTCTTTCAGATAATAGAAAAATAATAGAGTTAGGTTTTAAATTTAGATACACTCTAGTAGAAACTATAAAAGACACATTAAAATTCTGGAGAAACAATGTATAGAACCAATAAAATAGATAATATACTTGAGGGTAAATCAGACTCAACTTACATTATATGTGAAATAGGGATAAATCACAATGGGGACATTTCTCAAGCTATAAAACTAATACACGCTGCAAAAGATTCTGGAGTTGATGCAGTAAAGTTTCAAAAAAGAGATTTACCAAGCATATACAGCTCAGATGTGCTTGAGGACTCAAACAACTCTGAATGGAGCTTTGACTACCTAATTCCGCTTTTAAAAGAAACTGAGTTGTCAAAAAGTGACTATTTACAAATTAGAAAACTGTGTGATGAGCTAGAGCTTGACCTTATCATAACCCCTTTTGATGAAAATTCAGTTGTTTTTTGTGCAGACATAGGTGTTACTGCTTTTAAAATATCATCAGCGGATATGACAAATATTCCATTAATAGAAAAGTGTGCTACTTATAATTTACCTGTTATTATATCAACAGGAATGTGGAGCGAAGAAGACATTTCTACATGTGCAACTATTTTTTCAGATAAAAAGATAAAATACATACTTCTTCATACTCAATCTACATATCCATCACCATATGAATCTTTGAATTTAGGATTTATACAGAAATTGAAAAAATACTCCAAAGTTGTAGGGTTCTCTGGTCATGAAAGAGGAATTTTTATTCCTATCGCAGCGGTTAGCTTGGGGTGCAGAATAATAGAAAAACATATAACTTTTGACACTTTAAGCAAAGGCCCTGACCACAAGGCATCAATGCTTCCAGAAGAGTGGAAGACTATGGTTCACAATATTCGAATGCTTGAGTTGTCAATAGGAAATAAGAAAGAGGTAAACCAAGCTGAAACCCTGAACAAAGAATTGTTTGCCAAATCAGCCGTAGCAAAAACAGAATTACTACCAGGACATGTTCTCACAAAAGAAGATGTTGTGTTTAAATCCCCAGGAAAAGGAATATTCCCTCATGAGATAAAAAGCTATTATGGGAAAGTGTTGAACAACTCTGTAAATAAAGAGCAATATATAACGAAGTATAATTTTGAAGATATAATAGAGGTAGCAGATTGGGAGAATTTCGAATATTCAAATAATTGGGGTTTTAAATGTAGATTTCACGACTTTGAGACATATGATACATTACCTGCTCCAGTTGTCGAATTCCACTGTTCTCAAAACGATTTAGACATTGATTTCAAACCTGAAATAACCCCTAATCCTCATCAGCTAATAGTTCATGCTCCAGAAATATTTGACAGAGAGCTATTTGACATTTGTTCTAACGATTTAGATAAAGTAAAACGGTCGCAAGATATTCTGCATAAAACAATAAGCAAGACACTGCTTTTACATAAGCACTTTCCATCTACAAAGCCTAGAATTGTCGTCCACTTAGGCGGTATGTCGTTAAACATTCGCAAGATGGATGATACGACCGAGATGATGGAAAATGCTATAAAAAACTTCAGAGAGTTTGATGTATACAAAGATGTTGTAGATATTATGCCTGAAAACTTACCATCAAGACCCTGGTACTTAGGAGGAGAATGGTACCAGCATGGATTTGCGTCAGCAGAAGATATGCGAATGTTCTGCGACCACTACAATCTTGGTATGACATATGATGTTTGCCATGCTCAACTTTATTGCGCAGAGCATGGTAAAGACTTGATTGAATACACAAAAACTGTAATGCCTATTGCTAAGCATTTGCACATATCAGATGCTCTCGGAATTAACGGAGAAGGTGTGCAAATAGGCCTTGGGGACATCAACTTTCCTCTTCTAATTAAGGAGATGGAAGGTTTTAACTTTTCTTGGGTGACAGAAATATGGAGTGGACACCTCCATAAAAGCGCTGGAGCATATAAAGCTTTGAAACTATTACACGAATATAAAAACATTTTATAATTATATGGAACAAATACAAGCTATAGATTTTTCTATTCAAAACTCTCATGACGTTTTTTTACAAGCGCTTAATAATGATGGTATAGTAATAATTAAAAACCTATTCACAAGCGAGGTTGTTGACGATATTGCATCAGAATTCGACAGGATTTTTATCGAACACAAGAATCTTATAGATGTTTTAGATAAAGAAGACTGCTCTAAGGACGAACGTATTTTTCATGCACAAAAACTTTCTCCTTTTATAAAAGACAACTATGCTGACCATGCTCTTTTAAATAAATTAAGCAACTCTTATACAAGCAGGGCTGGTAATTTAAAAAAAACATTGATAAATCAATTAAAATTTAAAAAAGGAGTCACTAACAGTAGCGGAGGAGGGTGGCACAGAGACAACCATGATTGCCAGTTTAAATCTATCATGTACCTTACTGATGTTGACGAGTCTCAAGGAAATTTTCAATGGATTACTAATTCTTCTAAACGACACATAGGATACCCCACTCCTAGAACTGCATCTTATAATACTAGATATGCAGACGATGTTGTAGATAGTATAGTTGAAACAAATAAATCTTGTGAGCTTGTTAACATAACAGGGCCTAAAGGAACTGTTATATTAGCGGATACCACTTATATTCATAGGGGGAAAGTAATTGAAGCAGATGAAAGAAAAGCTATTACACAATATTATTTTTAATTTATGAATATTTACGCATTTATACCAGCACGTTCAGGGAGTAAGAGTATACCACAAAAAAACATAAAGCTCATAAATGGTAAACCTCTATTACAATGGTCTATTGACACAGCAAATAAGTCTACCTTGGTAAATAGTGTAATCGTAGCAACAGATTTGGATGATATATTCCAGAAATGTAAAGGCGCTGAAATGTTTTCTAGGTCAAAAGAATCTTCTACTGATGAAGCTTCTAGTGAAATCGTGCTTATTGAATTTGCTAAAACCATACAACCAGAAGATGTTATAGTTTTTATACAAGCTACATCTCCGCTTGTGGATGTAGAAGAATTGGATACAGGAATTAAGCAAGTGCTAAACGAAGGCTATGATTCATCTTTAAGTGTCGTTAGGCAAAAAAGATTTATATGGAACGAAGACGGGACGCCTACATATAATATTCATAAGCGCCCTAGAAGACAAGAGTGGGATGGGTTTTTAGTTGAAAATGGAGCTTTTTATATCTCAAGAGCAAAAGGTGTAATCGAAAATTCATGCAGGCTTTACGGAAAAGTTGGTATGGTAGAGTGTTCGCCAGAAACTTATTTAGAAATAGATGAACCAGAAGATTGGTTTATGATAGAAACTTTAATACAACAAAAAAAACAAAATGACTGACTTATTCAAGCATGAGCAAGATAAATACAACTCTATTCACCAATACACAGGGCTTCATGAAAGCCAAACAGGGTATGGTAGACAGCTAAATCTTCTTTTAAACGACTCAGATAAATTTCATAAAATATGGCAGGAAGAATACAGTAAGGGAGCTAGTATCCTGGAGGTAGGATTAGGTAGTGGTGAAATAGTTAAACACCTACACAAAGAAGGGGTGAAGTATGCTGGTATAGATATCTCTGACTGGGTTGTAAAAGAACTTAAAAAAGAAGGTATAAATGCATTTCACATGAGCTGTCATAAAATAGATATGGAAAATGATTCCTATGACATTGTGCAGCATTTAGATGGAATGGAACATGTTCCAGTTAAATGGGAGCTAGAAACACTTAAGGAAGAACTTAGAGTAACTAGTAAATGGGTATTTCATGCCAACGCAATGGGGACAGCTCATTTAGATGGTATATCAAGGCAGAACGGATTTGATAATGTTCATATAAACATAAAAACAGAGTCAGAGTGGAAAGATTTTTATGAATCTAACAAATCTTTAGGTTATGAAATTTTTCACAAAGAAAACAAAAACAACACTTTTAAGGTGGTTTTAAAAAAGAATGAAACAACATAAATAAAAAACAGTAATGAATATTAACACAGATATAACAAAAGACTCATGGAATCCTTCAGATAAGATTGCTAAAGACTACTTACATTATTACTCTAAAGAAATGAAGATAGAGTTGAGCAAATATATGAAGAGTGTGTCTGACTCTCCGTCGGTAATAGATATCGGCTGTGGAAACGCTCAAATATACCCGATTTTAAAATCTCAAAACCAAGACATAAAATATTTAGGAGTAGACAATTCAGAGACGCTGGTAAACGCAGCTAAGGAAGTTGTAAAAGGTGATGGAGAAATAGTTAAATCTGACATTTTTGACTTTATGAACTCGAATAAAGAAAAATACGACTTCGCTGTATTGTCTCATATGATTGAATGCATTGAAAGCCCTGATATGATTATGGACAAAGCGTCGAAGGCAGCAACTTACGTAGCTATTCACTGGTATGACACTCCGAAGTATGAGCACGACATTGTTACTATTGGTAAAAATCCACACTCAAAAAGCGAGTTTAAACCATATATTAGAAGAAAAATGGGAAAAAACTACTGGGAATACATAGTTCAAAGATACAATTTATCTTTAGTTCACAAAGCTCAGGCTGGTGAAAATAACGTTTTAGAAATATATACAAAAAAATAATGGCTTGCATTCTAAAAACACCAGACGAATCAAAAGGAGTGATTTCCTTTACTTCCAATGAAGTCCGTCTCCAAATAAACAATAAAACACTTGACCACATTATTGCTGAACAGCATAAATGGATTTATCTGATACATCACAATTGGCAACCTTGTAGTCACAACTCTTTTTTTGATGCCAGCCTTTGCAATCCAGGAGATTTAGTGGGGGGAGGGTCTTGTTTAGATATGGACTGCTGTAATTTTTCTCCAGAAATCTACCGCCCTGGAGATAGCACAAAAGACATTGATGTTTTATATATAACACGAGCAGTTGGGTTCAAGCGTTTACAAGTGTTTTTTAACACTTGTAAAGAATTACTCAGATTGAAGCCTGATATTAAAATAATGTTAATTTGCTCAATCCCAGAGGAAGGAGCTTCTCCTGAAAACCCTAAAGAAGAATATTTAAAGCAATTCACACGAGAAGAGAGAAGAAATTTTGTAGCGCTTTTTTTTGATTATGATTACCCATTTACATTGGATAAGTATTATTTAGCTCATTTTTACAAGTCTTCAAAAGTTTTCATTCACGCTGCAAAAGGAGAACGGCATTCGAGACTATGCAGCTACGCATGGGCAAGTGGCATACCCGTAGTAGGTCATCCTGATTTAGCTACATTTCTGCCGAACAAATTTAATAATGAGCCTTTTTTTTATCGTGTCCAACATGATAAATATTATGCTGAACAAACTCTGAAAGCGCTGAATCAACTAGAATCTTCTCCCATGCCTCATGATGATATCAAAAACCATGTTAGCGAAGAACATTCTATTGATACACTCGTGAAGCGAATACAAAACTTACCAAGAGCTTCTGGTGAAGAATTTAATACAAAGAGCTTTTATCATAAAAACTTAGACTTTAGAATGGGTAGACATTGTGAGATTTCCCTAGGAGATAATAGTCTAGCTATTACTATTCCAGATTTAATGGATAGAGCAATAAAGTATCAATCAGAAATATCGAAGTCCGCACCAGATTTTGAATTAGAATTAACAAACTATAATAATGAAATCAACAATTGAAGATGTTTTAGAGATACAGCTAAAAACCTTTAAAGACGAGCTTGGCAATTTAGTTCCTATAGAGTCAGGACTTGATAGTGTTTTTTTAATTAAAAGAACATTTTACGTTTACAATGTACCAATCAACACAACAAGAGGAAAGCATGCTCATTATAATACAAATCAATTATTAATTTGTATTTCAGGACGTGTAGAAGTAAATTGTTTTGACGGAACCACATGGAAAAAGTGTTTATTGAATAAACCAAATTCAGCATTACTAATCCCTAAAGGGCTGTGGGCAGAAGAAAAATATAAAGAAGACAAAAGCGTCTTACTTGTTCTTTGTGATACTAATTACGAAAAAAGTGACTACATCGCTTCTTTAAAAGAGTTCGAAAAGATGAAATCTAAGAATGAGATATAGTGTCATCGGACAATAGGACTATTAATTTTAAACAAATGAAAACAGTAGCAATAAACATAGACGGGACAATTCGAGACTTCATTTCTAAGTTCGATTTCATATACCGCAAGAAATTCATTCACAACGCAAGCGAAGTAGATGGAAATATTCCAACCCACACAGATGTTGCATCAGGAAATATAGATGAAAGCACTTTTCAGCTGAAAGAGGAATTCTCAGAAGAAGAAATGGACGCACTAGCTGCAATGATTGAAGAAAAAGAAAACGAACTCCTTTCTCTCCCAGTGGACACGGACGATTTAACAAATCACTATCGATTCGAACCAAAGAAGTTAAAAGTTATCTCGTTTGATGACAACAAAGGTGACGATGAACCAATTCGCTTAACCTCTATGGAGGTGCTAGACAAATTTATCTACGAAGACTACCCATTTCAGATATTCGGCAGGGCAGACCAGTACAAAGATGCAATGGAGACTGTCAATAAAATCCAAGCTTTCGGTCGGGACAAAGGGCTCTACAAAACCATTTTGGTTTCAACATGTAAACAAGGAGCAATCCCAGCAACATTCGCCTTCCTAAGCACTCACCACTGCCGAGTGCAAAGCATCCATTTTGTCGACAGCAATGAAGAGAAGTGGGACCTGTGTGACATCTTGATAGATGACACCCCAGAAGCCATCCACTCAAAGCCAATGGGTAAAGAATTGATAAAAATTGAAAGACCTTGGAACAAGTGGGACAAGACACCGATTTCATTCGAATCCCTTGCAGCTCTAAACAAAAATGGTGCTCTAAAAAACATTGTGTTGAAAGAAAAAATATAATGTGAATAAATTATTATACTTCCCAGCTTGGGAATTATTTTTTTATCTACTTATATTTGCACTGGAACAATAACACAGCAAAACATCAACATGACAAAAAAGAAAAAGGACTCGAAAGAGGCTAAGGCCACAAAGAAAGTCACAACGACGACGACGACGATAGTTGAGGAAACTATTGTTGAAAAAACACCAGGGAATACTTACTACGCATTTGTAGTCGACCGTTCTTATTCGATGAATCCAATCAAAAAAGAAACCATTGACAATTTCAATGAGCAAATTGGGACATTAAGAGCTTTGCAGGAAGACTCTCCTGAGGAGAAGTACTTCATTACTCTCTGCTTGTTCGACCATGAAATCATAACCATTTACAAAGACAAGCCTCTCGATGAGATTGAGCTTTTAGACGAAGAAACATATGTCCCAAGAGGCTCAACAGCTTTGCATGATGCAATTGGAATCACTGTCACAAGTTTAAAAGAAAGACAGATGAAAGAGCTAAAGAAAGAGGAAAACGAAGCTTTGATTATGATTTTAACAGATGGACATGAAAACGCCTCTGCTGAATGGAAAGGAAGCGATGTTGCAGACCTTATCAAGGAAGTTGACAAAAAAGACAACTGGACCATTTCTTTCATTGGAGCCAGCAAAGATTCAGCTTTAAACGCCGCCGACACTCTTGGGATTCAGAATACATCATTCGTTGACACATCAAGCGCTCAAGCATACACAGAGTCCTCAAGAGGGATTTCAAATGCGCTTTACTCTCGTGGGTACGCGAAGAAAAAAGGTGTCAGCTTGAAGTCTGATTTATTTGCATCAACCGTTACTGTGGATGGTCAAATGTCAGAATCACTTAACATGACCGCACTGGACCAGTTGATTGATGACGAGAAAGAGAAAAACGACAAGAGGAAAAAGTAATGAGAAATCCCTTCACACATCACCCTAGCGAGAACAAAATGTCTTACTTAAAACATTTGTTATTTGCACTTGGGACCGCCTCAGCTGGCGGGTGGATTTGGGGGGTTTCAATCGTTCACGCTTTTTTTCCGTTTATGTTTAAAACAGCAGCCTCTAAAGAGATTGAGTCCTTGCATAAAACTATGACTTCAAAACACGGCAAGCAATAGACACAGTATCAAAAAAAAAGAGAGCCCGTAAGAGCTCTCTTTTTTTTGCATTGATGTAATTTTCTATTATTCTCCGTACAGATTATTCATTAGCCTTCTTGAGAATGGCTCGTACAGATGTTCTCCGTATGAATCTTTAATTATTTTCGCAACTGCGTCTGCAAGAGTCTCGTAACTCATGCTTGAATCAATAGCCCCTATTGCGGCTTCTATAGCTTGAGATAGTTCAATAAATCCAGACTTACTTTCTTCCTGGATGTCACGCAATTCGAATTCATTTTGCCAAGTGCTATTGTATTCTTCAACTTTTCTTAAAAGCTCAATACAACCTTTCTCGTTGTTGATAACGCCGTAGTCATTTACAATTTCATTCCAAGCCCCAGGCACGATACCTGAAGTTTTTCTTCCACCAATTTTACGGTTAGCATCAGAATACCCTTGGTGTTGGTCCCATAAGTGTGGAAACATCTCGTATACTCTAGGGAGTTTTGTTGTGACTGATTCCAAAACAGCTTGCACCGCTGAATTCTTTTCGTCTGGAGAATCAAATTTACCTGGTACGGCAAACAATTGGTTGAAGTCAAATTTCATTACCTGTTGACGTATTTCTGAAATTTTTTGCTTGTGTTCAATAAAAAGTGTAGCCTTTTTATCTAGAAGTTTTTGTATTCCCCGCGCCATTTCGTCCAGGTCTTTTGCGATAGAAATAATCTCGTTAGCATACGCATTGCTAATATTTGAGCTACCTAAAACATAAGATTCTTCGACTTTGTTTTTATAGACTTTTCTTACTTTTTTTTTTGGGATTCATCGATATAACGCTGAGCATTTGCGATAGCACGCCCTGGAACATACTCTTTCCCTGTCAGCTGTTGATATTCAGCACCAATCTTATTCAACGCCATTCGATACTTTTTTATTGTATCATTAATAGACCTTCCTCTTGCAGCTAAATCCATCACCTTCTCGTTGTTTGCCCCTTGCTGCTTGTCTACAGTTTTTCTTTGCTTGTTAATTGCAGAAGCACGCTGACCTGTCTGATACTGCTGTTTAACATCTGAAGCTGCTTGACCAATCGCTTTACCAGCGCTACCCATAGCAGATTTTGCTTTTTTTGCACCCCACTTACCAATAGCTCCTAAACCTCCTAAGAGCTCGTTTAGCTCTTCATCAGTAATTTCTTCACCGCTTTCAAATCGCTCAATTAAAGAGTCAACATCTTTTAAGTGCTGTTCCATCTCATCGATTCGACCATTAGCTGAAACATGCTCTTGAACGAGCTTTGCCAGACCTGTGTTGTTTAGTTTATTTGATTTCACGAAATATTTTTTAAGATGCTGTACTTAAAGCGCATGCAAATAAATAGGGCATAAAATCATTTTTTTTAAGTTGTGCCTTTAATTTTAGGGTCTTATTCAACTACATTTTTCTAAACGAATTAATCACAACGATGGAAAAAGCAGTAGAACAAGAAAAAGTGGTGGAAAAAATCGAACCTACAAAAGGAGAGGTTATCGATGGACTCATCTCTAAATTAGAGAAAAATGAGTTCAACATCCATTTTTATTGTCCAGCAATGAATCAGCCTTCTGGCGGAATCGGAGTTCTTTTAAGAGTCGCCGCAGCTTACAAAAAACAAGGGTTCAATGTCAAGGTTTGGTATGAACCAAGCATGAACAGAGAGGCATCAATGCAAGCTTCTCAGCAAGCAAAAAAAGAAGTGGAAGTATTTGACATATTCAACCCAAACTGGGTTGACTTTGACATCTCAGGCATCGAGTTCTTCCCATTGAAAGAGTCTAAAGACGGAAAAATAATTTGCACAGACGGAAAGGTGAAACAAACTTTCTCACTTCAATTAGCTACTGAGGACTTTATGTTTATCCCAGAGGGCTTTCCAAATGTAATGGAGAGAACAATAAACGCACCGTGTAAGAGAATCATTCTAGCCCAGAGCTGGTTGTATGTTTTAGCTGGAATGAAGAACGGTCAGATGTGGCAAAATTTCGGAATCAATGATGTAGTTTCTGTATCCGATTGCATTAGTCAATATATAGGAGCTATTATGCCAGGGATTCAAATCAAATCTCTTAAGCAAGGAATCAATCGTGACATTTTTTATAAGCCTGAAAAGCTCAGCGACAAAATGCCTTTGATTGGGTATCAAAGAGGTCGCGGCCCAGAGTCAGAAATGAAAATGCACACAATCATTAAAATGTTCTATGCTGCCAATCCTCATATGCGTTGGTTCCGATTCATGGAAATGAGCGGAATGAGCCGAAATGAATTCGCAGAAAGACTGAGAGATTGTGCATTTGTTTTATATACAGATGACATTGCTGGATTCGGTACGCTTCCACTTGAAGCTATGGCTTGCGGAACCCACGTAATTGGATTCGATGCACCAGGAGGACGAGAATATGCTACTGATAAAAACGGATTCTGGTCTCAAAATGGGAATCTATTTGGGTTAGCAGAGCTTTTGGGAATAGCTGCGGATAAATGGGTTAGTGGACAAATAGATTTGGAAACTAGCCTTCAAGCTGAGTATGAAAAAACGCTTGATAAATACACCGTAGAAGGTGAAGAAAAAAGAGTCCTTGAGATTATAGAAGAATACAAAAACGAAAGAATCGATGAATTTAACAGAGCAAAAGAAGCATAACACGCTAATTGCAGCGTATTTCAGAGAACTGCCTATGGTGGAGTCTCTTCATGAGTTTATTTACTCGTTAGCAATGCAACGTGAGCCCGTTGATGTGCTTTTGATGCACGGGGGCCTAAGCCAAAAGGAGCTAGATGTGCTTCAAAGCGTAATTGATAAACCGACTATCCAACAGACAAAAGAAGACCCTAAAAAACCAGGTGAATTAATAAGAGAGCCAGTATCGTCTGTGTTTCCATTGGAATACACAATTCACTTAGTGGATGTAACCAATTTTGCAGAGGCTTTTAACTTAGGATTTCAAAGCGCAGTCGAAAGCGGGTATGAGTTTTTCTCAATCGCGGAGCCAGAAGACGTATACAGCACGTCCTGGATACACACAGCTAAGATATATGCATCGGAGAATCCAGAAGTTGGAATTTTCACTCCAGTAATTCGAAACGTAGTTCATGGAGCATTCCAAGGGTACTATAACGAAGCTTGTTGGGCAGAAGGAATGGCTGAGGTAGCTGGTAAATATGACCAAAATCTTCTTCTGAAATTCAACTGCCTATCCCCTCTTGGCGCTTTATACAAAGTCTCGTCTATGACCGAAGAAGAGGATGCGATTGAAGAAAGAGACGATGTTCTATATCCAATGAAGTCAAACATTAAATTAGTATCGCCTTACGAATTTTTCTTGAGGATGGCTTATAACGACATTTTGATAATGAACGTTCCAAGGCTGGGTTACGAGCAGAGAATTCTAAGAAGAGACTCTTACAGCCACACTAGTTGCAAACTTCCTCAAAATCTGGTCCAGATTCCTATAGACAAAGGTGGCATGCCTCAGAAAGAAGCTGAGTTCTGGCACAAAACAGCAACTGATGCTTATTTCGTAGAGGATGATGAACAAATTGAATATATCGAAGCATAATGGAAACAATTAGTCCATCCGAAACAGGCACCACGGCGGATAATGGTATTGAGAAAAAGAAGAGCAAAGTGTACTGGACACAAGGCACTGAACACGCTGTTAAAGTTTTTTTAAACCTTGACACAGTCTACCTTGAAAGAAAACTCGATAAATATCTTATCGAGCGTGGGGAATTAGACGAAACAATTGATGACGGTTATGTAGCTGAATTAGAGTATAGAATCACAGGTGCGTACTCCCCAGAAACCCAAGCAAGGAAAGAGCGAATCTTTAGAGATGATATAGAAAAGCCACTTTACCGACTGGTAGAGAACATCATCTTCACTTACAAGCTATTTAGTCACGATGTAGACGTGAAGACACTTCAGAAACTGTGTGTCACCCACCTTTATCTTAAATTTGCAAATTTTGACCCTGATAATGGCGCCAAGTCTTTTTCTTACTATGGAACAGTAGCTAAACACTACCTTCAAAACAGAAAAAAAGATTTAGATGATTTAAAATCTGTAAACCTCTCTTGGGAAGACCATAAAGACGAGACCGAAAGGCAAGAAAGTTTTGAAATGGACGCTGATGTGGAACAGGATGAAACATTTGAATTTTTCGAATATGTTCACAGCATGATGGAAAATGAGCTCAACAAAAAGAACATTCCTCCAAATGACGTAAAGGTGATAAACGCAATTCTGAAAGTGATGGAGAATCAAGATGCTTACGAAGAAGGAAAGTATGCTAAACAATCTATTAGACATGCAATACTTGATGAGACAAAGTTAGAGTCTAGAGAGGTTACTTATTCACTTTCAAGAATCAAAGGCATCTACGACACAAAAAAGACAGAGTACCTACGAAAGAAAAACGAGTAAATGGAACTAGACTTAAAAAAGCTCACATTTATAACACTTGCTCAATCGCTATTTAAGAATGAGCTAACAGGAATAACGAAAGACAATTGCATTAAGTTCTATCATTACCTAATGGATGGATTAGAGTCGAAGTCTCAAGTTCTTCTTCAGGAGGATGATGAAGATTTTTTAGTGTGCGACGCTATTGTAAGTGTTTTAGAATCATTCCCAGAAATGGACCAACAACAAACGGCTGACATGATTAAATATGATACTTTTGTTGTAGAGTACTTGCGAGACAAAACCATGATGTCAGAGGATGAGGTAAAAAGCGCATTAGAGTCTGTTAGAGCTGACGCAATTTTAAGAATGGGCTTATTTTTGAACATACCATAAAAATTCCAAGCTCTATTTATAACAAAAGAAGCTATGGACGCAACAGATAACCCTAAAGCTACAAGTGAAAAGAAGATTGAAATGACCGCAGACGGCCATGCAGAACTTCTTAATAAAGTGGCTCAATTTAAAGTTGAAGAGCGAGATATGGCCCTAGATAGATATCGTAGGGTTGATGCTGACATGCAGACTAAAGAAGAAGTGTTCACGATGAGTAAGTCAGCTTTAGGATATCTTCAAGCCGCCTCTAACGCATCTAACACTCTGAATGACATCGTTAAAGAAATGGGTAAGATTATTCATAAGACAGACCAACCAACAATTATAAACAACACAGTTATGTCTGACGAAGAAAAACGATTCATGGCTGAGAGGATGCAGAATATTGTTAAGGACCGTAGGGAAAAAAGAAGAAATAATGGCAATGATAGTGGTGCTGATGAAAATGAAGAATAATGCCACTAAACATCCCAAAATCAAATCCGCTTACATCCACACAAAGTGAATTAACAGCCAAAATAGGTTCTATGAAGAGCCTTTTGGAGTTGCCTTTTTTGGAGTTTAAAAACATTCCAAAACTGGACCAGGTTTCCACTTTCGATTATTTATTGAGGATACTTGAGTCGATGGGAATCAGCCCAGAGGTTATATTCCAACAATTTTTCTCTCGTGTACTTGATGAAGCTGGAACTTTCCTAGAGGAAACAATCGTAGAAGGACTGGCTACTCAAGTTATGTACGCGGGCGTTCAAATGCCTGGAGGAACATTTAACCTTGCCGAGTCAGACCCCGCAAGTAGGGACGCAATTGCAAAAGGGAACGCATCTGCTATAAATCAAAAAATGGATGAGGCTGGATTAACAAACTTCCTGCAGACAGCAAAGCAGAAAATAGTAAAAGACCTCACTCTAGCGGTTTTCGGGCCCAAAGAAGGGCCAGCAGCAGAATATCTAAACCCCAATGCGGATGAAAGAAATCGAATCATCGAAAACGCAGTTTGTGCAGTCGATGCGTATTCGCTTTCAAACAACGGCTTTATCCGCGATGAAGATGTTGAGTACAATAGGATAGCTTTGGCCAGGCAGCTGGAGAAAGGAGAAGTCATCCTAGAAATATCCTGTCAAAAAGTAAAAATCACTCTTCCAGAGGACCCTTCGTGGATATTTGAAGGCGGAGGAATCCAAACGCTATCTAGCAACCCCACAACCCCAGCTCAAAGCATTGAGATACTTGCAACTTATGTAGAAAGCACTGCACAGCAAATAAATAACCAGCAGAACGCAAAATCTGGTGGAAAGACTTTTATGCAGATTTTTTTGGAGAAGTTTATTTCGAACATCACCAACCTGGTACAGCCATTTATTGGGCCACTGCTGGGTTCTATTCAGTTAGACTTCCCAGAAGATTATAACCCCAGTGTGGATGACTTGGTCACCAACACGTGTGAGATTATGAATGAATCATCTCCCAACCCAAACAAAAAAGCATTCGGGGAAAGCTTGGCTAACCAGCTGTACAAGCTACTCGTGAATATGATTTTAATTATCGCTATACGAGAATTTAAGAAATTAGCAAAAAACTACTTCGCAAGAATTTATAGAGAAAGAGGAAAGCGAAAACTTGACAAAATCAAAGCCCGCTTTGCTTTAACGGCAGAAGCAGAAAACACCATTGAGGACGCCAAGAAAGCCGTAGCGTATGCTAAGGCAGCCGCATCCCTTGCGCCAATACTTGCAGGACAAACACCGATTTAATATGTCACTATTTCAACAAGACCCAAGTTTAAATTTGTCCGAGGAAATCGCGACATTTTTCCTATATATGCTAGAAGAGGACAGGCTTCCTGTTCCAAGGCTCTCTTTGCCTCAAATCATTTTTGCAAAAAGCAGAGCTGGCATGTCGTCTGAGCTTTTGGCCTCATCTATGATTTCTAGATTCGGAGAAATCGGTATCCCAACAGGCACTATAGAAGATGGTACGAATAATGTCATGGAAGCGTTTGTAAAAGCATTCTCTGAGGAGATTGTTGACCACATACAAAGCCAATGCCGAATAGATTTAGCTGTGGATACAGGAATTAAAGTGCAAGCATCTGGAGGAAACGCTGGTGGTCCAGTTACCGCCATCGGAGCCTCTATTGCACCTCACACAGGAATTGGAGTACCACGATGAAACAAGATACGCTTAAAGATTTACAAATACTTGGGAAGGAGCACGGAAAACTCAAGTCGACCATCATAGAGATGTGTGAACAACTAGATTCCGAAGAGGACTTAAAACAAAAAGAAGTTATAAAAATAGCAATAGAAACCTCAAGAATGAAATTAGATGACATCGAACATAAATACAAACAGCTACTAGATAAGTTTTAAAAATGCCAGGAATAGACGATTACGCAAAAAGCTTACAACAGGATAATGGACAAAGGTTTGACCAGGCAAAAACAAACTTGTCAAGCATGAAAAACCTTTACCCTGCAATTGTTGTAAATGAAGAAGACCCGACCGAACAAGGTCGCTTGGTTGCGCGTATCGTTGCTTTAGATGAAAAAGGAGAAATTACTGGCGGAAGAGATAGAAATATTTCTAACGAAAAACTACAGTATGCCATTCCTCTAATGCCTGGCTTTATTCACATGAGGCCTATTCCTGGGGAAATGGTTATACTGTTAATGGAAAACCCATCAGAAATAACAGCTCCAAGGTATTGGATTGGACCAGTAATTACTTCTCAACTTAAATTCAACTTTCAATCCTATAGAGACGCAATTAGAGTATTTGATAAATCTAGCTTCAACCCTAACCAGACTCTTCTTTCTAGGAGTGAACCGTCTCTAGTTCTCCCTGAAAGAAGCGATGTCGCGCTACAAGGTCGAGATGACACTCACGTTATACTAAGGCCTAAAGAAATATTTATTGCTGCTGGTCTTTTCAGCCCAGGAACAATAAAAGCGAACATTGAACACCCTTCTTATTTAAGGTTAAAACAAATAGTGAACACTGGAGATAATGCTGAAATATCACGATACAGCGCTGGAGAACTAACTTCCACTGTTGTAAACATATACTCACCAAGAGGAAAGTTTAGAGAGAAAAGTTTAGAAAAATTTGAAATAAATGACGACCTAAAAGAGTTGGGCGAGTTAGCAAGCAGGCTTCACCCATTAGTGTTCGGTGATGAACTTATAAAACTCTTAGACTTGATGATTAGGATTCTTTTAACACATGTACACACTCCTCAGGCGCCACTCGCACCGAACTCAAATTCAAAAAAACTACTGAATTATACAGTTGAGGGCGAGCTTCAAAAACTTATTTCGAAGCACATCAGAGTCAATTAAATTAAAGATTTCTTGCGAATTCGATATTATAATTGTAATATAGCTTATAATCGCACGTTTTGAAAACGGTGCACAAACAACGCTAGGCCTGTTATTTATTAGAGCACCAATAGTTCTACTAAATGGCTGATAATAAAAAACGCAATTTGACAGAAGCAGAAACAATCTTAAAAGGGAAAGCTAAGAAACTGCAGAGCGGAATCTTAAAACAAGAGCAAGAGCTGCAAGAGGTTCAAAACTTTTGTGAACACCCAAAAGATGAGTTAAAGTTTGTTTCGTCAAACAAGGGTTCGTCAGAGCTTAAAGTAGTGTGCCAAGTGTGCAATAAAGAATTACGTTATCCCAGTGTAAATGATTTGGAAAAAAACGGCTATAAATAGCTACAGCAAAAAAGAACTCTTAGGCATTATTGCTGAATCTATTGAAGAACATAAAATTACCATTACCACTGTCGAAATATATACAATGGGGACGGTTGGAACTGCTTTGTCAGAGTTGTCTCAAAATATAGAAATTGGATATAAATGTGGAATTACCTCCCCAAGGCCTGCTATGATTCGTTCTTTTTTTAAACTTCACGAAGTAAACATCCAAACATCTTTATGTACCGACCTTGCTGCCGAAAAAATAGCTAAAAAAAGTAGACTGAAATATGGCTCAAGCTATAGCGTTTTCATATCAGAGGTCAACAAAAAAACAAACTGTGTAGTTATTTCCGCAGTAAGCAGTTTGAGGACTTACACAAGAGTGGTTCAGTTGACGGAAGATGTAGAGCAAAGCATTAGCCAGGCACGCTACTTTGCAATCTACGAATTGGCTCGACTGATTTATAATGAAGTAAACCAAGCAATTCCTATTGAAGAAAGAGGGAGAGCCCTATAAGACAAATATGCTGAACGAAAACACTATTCATTTCGGTGATTGCCTTGAGGTGATGAAACTTATTCCAAAAGACTCAGTGGACATGGTCTTTTGTGATTTACCTTACAACCAGACTAAAAACAAATGGGATTCACCCATTGACCTAGAGCTTTTGTGGAAAGAGTACAAGCGCATTGGAAAAGAGAACTGTGCATATGTGCTAACAGCATCAACCCCTTTCGACAAAATTCTTGGAGTATCCAACATCAAATGGTTAAAGTATGAATGGATTTGGGTTAAAAACAGGTCCTCTAACTTTTTGAACGCAAAACACCAGCCTCTTAAAAAACATGAGAACGTTCTTGTTTTTTACAAGAAGCCATGCACCTACAATCCTCAGAAAACAACAGGACACAAGCCTGTTAATTCATTCACGAAGCACACTTCCGATGGAACCACATACGGAAAGACCAAGAAAGGCATACAAGGAGGCGGACAAACAGATAGATACCCAACGAGCGTCCAGGAGTGGGTCACTGTCAACAACGACAACTCAGGAGCAGAGCAAAGGTTTATATCCACACAAAAGCCAGAAGAGCTTGTGAGGTACATGATTCGAACTTACTCTAACCCAGGAGAGCTTATTTTGGATAATTGCGTGGGCTCTGGAACAACTCCGATAGCATCTTTAAAAGAAAGCAGGAGATTTATTGCAATAGAAAAAGATGAAGAGAATTTCGAAATCGCAACAAAGCGATTAGCTGACCACCTCAGCCACGACACTTCTGATGTAACGGCGTAGCTCAGCGAGCTCCACGCTGTTTGATGCATTCTTTTGCTTTAAATCAATATCCACTTCGTTCCACTGATTTGCAACTGCTTTAACAAGTCTTCTTTTTGCTTTATCAGAAATATTATTCCACCATTTAAAGTTAGTCCTGAATTGTGTCACCACAAGCTTTAAAGGAATCATTCTAATGGTCTCATCAAACTCGGCTGTGCCAACTGTGTATCTTAGATTATGCATTGCCTGAGATGCTCTAGCCCATATTTCGTGAGGTTGCTGAAGGTAAGCTTTTCCTCTTTGTTTTTTGAATACTTCTGGGTCTTCATCACTTGTTGGCTCAGTATTCATGTGGCCGTGCTTATCTTGGAACCTTATAGTTTTTTTTATTCTTAAATATCATTCCATCGGTACGCATGTCATCAAACGCATGACGTAATTCATGCAGCAATAAACTATGGAACAAGTAGTACAGCTTGAAATATACATCAATTCCTGTGACTTCATCTTTATACTCAATCACTTTATCTGCCAGTTCTTGCATGTCTTCTGGGGACACAAATAGCTCAATACGCTTTGTTGCACCGTAATTATATGTGCCATCAGCTTTAGGTGAGTGTATGTATTGGGCCGAACCAGTTGCGTTACTTCTTACAATTGACACCAGCAGGTCCAGCTGTTCCCAAAATGAATTAACTTTTGGACCTAATTTCTCTTGATACTTTTGAGATATACCGCCTGTATGAACGAGACCATATGTTCCTAAGTCCAAGTGCCCTTTGTTTTGATTAATCTCCTGAGCAATTTGATTACCTAGAGCCACCAACACGCCGCTGGTCAGTTCGTTTAGGCCTTTTTCTTCCGACAATCCCTCATCTATAATTTGATTTTGCATTAGAAAGGTCTTTGCACTTTGAAATCAATAGTCTTAGGATAAACTCTTGAGGTGCCCCACTCCTCTATTTGAAACTGCAATTGATATGTTTGATTATGAAGCAGCCAGCTTGTGTCCAACGTAAGATAGTTTAGTTTCTTCTTGTTAATAACTGCTTGATTCACTTCGGTCCACCCAACTGCCTCTATCTGATTGTTCATGTACAATCTGTATTTGATTGAGTAATTATTTTTTGGAGGCTGAGTCGAATATGCAGCTCGCATGTTACAGTAAACTCTAATCTGCTGGTCTGTATAAACAATCCCGCCCTCTGGAAGTCCGTAAATATCAAGAACGTAATCATTTATAGCTGGCTGGAACTGTGTCCCAGTGTAGTAGTTGTCTTGAATCGTAAAGTATTGAGTGATATCTTGAGTATCGTATACAGTGTTAAAAGAAACGCCTTGCCAAACATCTCTATATTGTTGACCACGAGTTGTACCGCTCATAAACACATCGATGTAATATACGCCTTTCTCTAATTGAGTTGGAACCAATCCAGAGTGAACAGCAGACCCAGCGGAGTTTAAAATGTTTACTGTGCTCGCTGTCGAATAATTAGCAGGAGTATTCCCAGAGAATGTGTACAAAAACAATCTTGAAGCTCTGTTGTTGGTGACTTGATTTCGGTCATCTTTTATAGTTTGGTCATATAAGACCTCTATATAGGGTTTAAATGCTGAATTGGTCTTATGGGTAAAGAAAGATGCAATCGTTCGAGTATCGCTACTTAAAGCCTCATAATCTCGTCGGTACGCAACCATCATTCCATAGTTTGCGGAACCACCAGACAACCAGTCAGCAACAATGTCGGTTACATCGATGTTTAAATCTTCGTTTCCAATAGCAAAGTGTTGTTCTCCGTAGCTTGTCGTGGAAGCAGATGGATTAGTGTAAACCCCAGCAGCATCCCACGCAGTTGCGATAGAAGCCGAATTCCAGTTCGAGTACCCCGAAATAAGGAGATTTCCTTTTTGTTTCACAAGATAATCCTCTTTAACCAAATCATACCCGCGACCTTCGTCCCAAGCTTTGTTCACAGGGAATACTTGCAAATCAAAAGAAGCAGCTATCTGTCGCTGTAGCTTATCAAACTCCCAATTCTTCTCCAGAAGTCTTTCTGCAGGGATGGAGTTCTTCATTCTAAGTCTATAAGATATCACTGACCCAGACATAATCTCTCTGTTTGCAATCTTTGAGGTCAAGCCAGCTAAGTCAAACTGGACAAGAAATCTAGAGAATGCGTTCCTAAGATTAACAGAGGTTTCAACACCTCCACCATAAAACAAGTCCGTCACAGCATTTTGACTGGAATTGAAGTTGGCGAAAGCTCCCGATGCTATCGTATTACCTTTCGAGGGGTATATTTTATAAGTGCTCATAGCAAGTTGTTAAGCTTTAAGTTTATTTTTTCGTCAAACCTGATTCTAATCAAGGATATGTCATTTTTTACACAGTAATCATTTTTAATAGAATCAAGTTCTTTCCTTTTAGTAAAACCTCTTTCCCCTCCCCAATGTGCAATAGATTTCTCATGTTGTTCGCCATCGTATTCTATGCATGTATTTAACTCGTCAACATAGAAGTCAAAATAAAGTTTTTTTCCAGTTTTTGGGTTAATGCAATCATTAAAAGTTTTTTGAGGAAAAAACTTTATTTTTCTAAGGGTTAGATATTCTTGTATTAATAGCTCTCCTTTCGATGTATTACATACAGGGCATCCTTGTTTTTTATTTATGTGAGCATCAATCGACTGCTCAAAAATTCCATGCTTTAAGCAGTCGATATTAATTTTTGTGCGATTGGTAATATTTTTTCCTATGGCAGTATACTTATAACGATTTCCATGTACTTCCATAGCTCTTAAAAGAAATTTTTTTTTGTTGTACTTAGCTTTTCCTGAGCACCGAGGGCAACCATTTCCTTGAAGGTGAGAATTTGGAGTTTGACTAAATTCTCCGTGTGAACTGCATATAATTTTTACTTTTGTAGCTGTATTAATGTAGTTAACGCTGGAGTAGTTATATTTATCTCCATGAGTCATTTTTGCTTTATCTGAAAAAGATTTAAGACCCAAAACTAGAGCTTTGGACGATTTGCAATCGGCGCACTGTTTACATCCGCTGCCAAATAAATGATTGGCTGGGGTTTGGCTAAACTCTCCGTGTGAACTACATATAATTTTTACCTTTTTTTGATTATTTTCATACTCAACTAAAGAATAATCATATGTAGCCCCATGTACAATTATGGATTTTTCAGTGAAATCGTGAGTGTTTGATTTTTTTAAAACGCCATTGGCATAAGATTTGCATTTAGGACACCCACTTTTTTGATGTAGATGAACGCTGGGGTTTTGAGAAAAATTACCATGTTTAATGCAAGTTATTACAACATTTGTTCTAGCATTTTTATAAATGACATTACTGTAAGAATATCTACAATTATTCATCATTGTAGATTTTTGTATAAACTCTATTGTTGTTAATCGCCTCATATCTTGAAAATTGACATCTACGTGTGCTTTTTAAATAAATAGATAGCGGTCTTTTTTTCCCGCCTCTATTTATGAGAAACTGTATTACAGATGTATATCGGAGTTCGATTTCCTTTCCAACAAACCAGCCAAGGGGGCATGTTTTCTACTACAAAAACAGATGCAGATGCTATACGCACGAATTTAATTTCGCTGTTGACCACCAAGAGAGGTCAGCGCGTAATGAACAACCGCTTGTACTCACCTCTGTATGATTATATATTCGAGCCGTGGGACTCAAGGGCTCAATCGGAATTAAACAAGGAACTTACTGATAAAATTATCGAATTTATTCCAAACATAAGCATAAGTACTATCAACTACAGTTTTAATGAAGAGAGCTATACATTGACTGTGGATGTTATTTATAAAATCCCAGAATTAGGGGGTTTAAAAGACGATGTATCAATTACAGTAAATTTTGATGACGGACAATGAGACAAATTCAAGTAAACTATCTCAGCAGAGATTTTCAAACAATAAAACAGGACCTAATAAAGTATTTAAAAGCATACTTTCCTGACCAATGGCAAGATTTTAATGTCGCGTCACCTGGAATGGCCATGCTTGAGCTAAATGCTTATGTTGGCGACTTGCTTAGCTATGTTGCTGACAAAAAGTTTAATGAATTATTTTTGGATGGAGTTCAAGAAAGAGTCTCCGTTTATCGCCTTGCTAAAACAAAAGGGTATAAAGTGCCTGGCGTTCGCCCAGCTGTGTCGCTGATTGACGTTATAATAGATGTTCCCGCTACCTCTACTGGGCCAAGCATAACTTATCTACCGTTATACAGAAGGGGTATGCAGGTAAAAGGGGCTGGTCAAATATTTGAAACCCTCAATGACATTGATTTTTCAAGTGATTTTTCTGATAATGGAATAGCAAACAGAACTATTCAACCAGTTCTCAACGCAAACCAAGACCTCCTAAAATATAGAATTGTCAAAAGAGAAGAGATTCGCGCTGGAGTAACAAAGACATTTAGGCAAGATGTTACAACCGATGGGGGCGTTCCTTTTTACCAGATTGAACTTCCTGAAAAAAATGTGCTGGAAATAATTTCAATTATCGTATACACATCGGCAGGTGTCAACAAGATACCTACTTACTCAGAGTGGAACGACGACACAATGAAATACTATGAGGTAGACTTTTTGCCAACCTCTCAAATATTCATGGAGAACGATAATTTCTCTCAGGTAAATGGAATTCAAATAGGCTATTGGAAAGATGTCCCTAAACGATTTGAAAAAGAATTTCTAGCGGATGGAAGTTGCCGAATTACTTTTGGCGGAGGAGATGAAGACTATGCTGCATACACTACTTACATTAACGCTCTTTCTGGAGAAGACGTATGTCAGGATAATTCAAACTTAAATGTCTCAGACATTTTAGACAACACTGCTCTTGGAAATAAAATTCCTCAGAGCGCAACTGTTTATGTTCAATATCGAGTAGGAGGAGGGCAGCTTTCAAACGTAGGAGCCTCAACTCTTACTTCTGTCGCAAATATAGAATCAGTAATAAACGGGGTAAGTGAAGCTACGAACGCGGAAGTAGTTGCATCTACCAAGTCAAACAACCCTATTCCTGGGATTGGAGGTAAAGGCCTGCCGTCTACTGAAGAGATAAAATATAACATCTCAGCTAACCATGCTGCACAAGAAAGATGTGTAACCATAGGTGATTACACATCTAGAGCATACCAGATGGATGGAAAGTTTGGAGTTCCATTCAGATTGCATTCTAAAGTTTCAGATAACAAAGTTAAAATGTACATTCTTTCCATCAATGGAAAAGGGAAGCTTGTTGCGAATTCCACCAGTAGAATAAAAAGCAACATCGTGACCTATCTTTCCAAATATAGAATGGTAAATGACTTTGTAGAAATAAACGATGCAAAAGTTATAAATATTTCACTGAACATTGATTTGTACATTGATAACAACAACTTCAACACAAGGGAGATTAAAGCAGCCGCTATTGATGAAGTCGAAAAATTCTTTGATGTAGACAATTGGCAAATGGGGCAAAACATTTACATATCGCAGCTTACCGATATGTTGAGAGAGCTTCCAGGCGTAGTAAACGTTGTAGACATTGATTTCTTCAACATGCAAGGAGGTGGGTACTCAGAGACGCTACATGCTCAATCCACAGGGGCAATTGAAAACATCATTGGAACTGGAGGATACAGAGTAGCTATGAACCCACAGGACAACGCCATTTTTGGAAGCTCTTTAGCTATGTTTGAGCTCAGGAATCCAAATAAAGATATTAGGGTGCGAGTTGCCTCTTAATTTTTCTTTGTCAGGACCTTTAGATTCGAACATGATTTCTCTTAAAAAGCTTAAATCTACTATAAGTTAGACGGCTGCTTTATTTAGATTATAAATTTCCTCGCGCATATTTATTGAAAAGCAAGTAGATGCGCGAGGAAATCCTTTATAAAGAATCTAAAACAGGTACAACAATAGTATACTTCGATACCTTCCTTCAACCAGGAGAAGGAAAGAGTCCTGCGTACATGACTTTTGACAACCTAAATCTCCCTTATGAAATTACCACTTTTGATGGTAATCAACAATGGATTAACAAAGGAGTGAACAACTCTGGGGTTAATCCTGCATCTGCTGGAATTGGCACAATTACGGGCTCAGTTTACACCAATACTCTAGATTACACATTATCCTCTTCACAAAAGTCAAGAGCAAGAAGAAATTTTGCTCTTGACATGAACGAACTGTTTTCAGGAAACTCTCAGAGTTACATTTTTTTCCGAGAACAACTTGTGGATGATTTATTTATAACAATAGGTTTAGAGAGAACTCAAAAAACTTTAGACACTCTATCAATATATAACAATCTCAGAAACTCTTTCCCCACACAAGAGTCTGACACAGGAGTTGTGTTTGGCCGTATAATGGCTATACAGAAGGTGAAAGATGAAAATGGTAACAATATCAAGATTCCGCTTAGAAATGTCCCTATTGGCGTGTTTGCCCCCTCAGACGTGTTTTCAGACGCAACTGATGTAGATGATAATGGAAGTCGAATTAGTTTTAACTTAAAAGAGGCTAGCAAACAAAGTGACTACTTTAATACCGAGAGCTTCTCTGCAGATACTGAGCAGTTTTTACAAGATGGTAGCAACTTCACTCAAGTGCCCTCTCATTATAAATTCATGACCTACACGAATGACGAGGGAGAATTTGTTATTCACAACGTCCCTACTGGGACACAAACGATGGTGTTTGAAGTTGACATGTTTAAGCAAGGGCTGACTAAGGATGAAATATCTTTAAATTTTTTCCCATTCCCAGCAGACAATCAACCAAATTTTGACACTGTTCCTTCTTTCTTTTTTCGGCAGTTCCCAATTGACGTTGTCCCAACATGGGGCGATTTTCAGACTGGATATACAGAAGTAAACATAAACTCAAACCTTGACCTCAGAAAATGGAGCACGTTCTTCGTTCCCCCTGTGGCGATAGACGAGGAAACAATTGAGCAATTACAATCACAGGGCGTTCCAACACCTGTTCAGGTTCAGATTAGAGATATGGCTACTGAGGGGTATCCTATTCGAAATGTTGAAGTTGTAGAAGTTCCTGACATTAGAAGCCGAGAAGAAAATCAGCAGTTTATGTGGAAAAATGAGTTTAAACAGCTCAAAAGTCGCATTGAAATAAGAAGAGATGGCTGGCAAGCATTTAAGCTCCCTGCCAATTGCTATGACCCACAAGGCTTAAAGACTGACAGAGAAGGAGTCCCAACTGGGAACCGTGGAGTATGGTTGGCAGCATATCAAATGAAGCTGTTTTATGATAGCCCGCAAGCTATATACCGAGCTACTGGTCAAAAAACAGTCCTAACTGAAGATAATACCTTTTCAAGAAGAGACCATTTTCACTTAAACTTTCCATATGAAAACTTTGATGAAGTGCCCATTTCTGCGGCTGCGGAAGGCGCATCAAATGGGGTGTTTCCCTATGAAAAGGCGTGGAGTCATAATTACCCTGAGCCATATGGAATACCAAGGCTCCCATCTCAGTCTAATCCAGACTTTTATGACAACGCGGGAGAAGATGGTTCATATGTACTAGAACACCCTTTGTATACAGATGGAGACAGAATTGGACATCCATTTGTGGAAGAATTTCAAGATGACGGCTTTGGTGGAGGCACTGGTGGTTATGGCGTGGAGTCTGATAGAACTAATGGAGACTGGTTCCGAACTGATTTTTCAAGATTTGTGTCAAAAAATACTTTATATCGATATGAAAACAGAGGGAATAGAAGTGAAGAATATGCAAATGGATACAAACCAAACATTCCAACATTTCCAGCACAGCCTGGCGTATCAAGCGTATTAAATGGAGAAAAGTATCAAAGAACCGAGTGTGGTTACGGATACTTTCTGAAACCAGAAGGTTGGGCAAGAACTGCAATATATTCTTGGTGGGGAATATCAGAAGCTACATTTGACAAAGACTTAAATGCAAGTAATGCGAACTCTATTACGACTCCAGAAGAAGGGAGTGTTGGCGGAACCATAAGCAAATCTCCTCATTTTAACTCGATGACTGTAATCGCGTCTAACACGGGGCAAAAAACACACTTAAACTTAGGCTCAAACTCAAATTCGTTCATCAAGACAGGCTATTTAGACCTTTACAGAATTGTTAATTCGAACCCAAATGAGAATCTCAATCCTCTTAAATTAAAAGAAAACGAATCTTCCATTACATTTTACTTTGGACCAACAAGAGTTCAAGGGTCACACACAGCAGGAAACAGAAAGCCTCAGTTTAAACAAACTGAGGACGACGGAAACCAAGACGAATGGAGGTATGCTGAGCATAGCGAAGTAAACCAGTCAACCGTGAATGACGCCAAGCTGTATGTTCAGAACTTAGGTATAAAAACTGCTAAGATAAAATTTGGGAATGGAAATGCGTATTCTTTAGCGGCTGGACAAGGAATAGAACTTAGCTTGTTTGAAGTGGCAAATGACTGGTCTCATCTCACTTGTCAAGCAGAAAGCAATGCTGACTATGATTATACAGAGAGATATTACACAAAATGCGTTTACAAATTTGAGTTTAGGAATGTTAAATTCTATAAAAACTTAACAACTACTGGTTCTCAGAATTTGAGAAAAACAAACACATATTACATTATCACTAGAGAGCTTGCGTCCACGCCTCCAGGCGGCATTCATAACAAGGTTCATTTACACTCTATCTCTAAGAACGTAAAAACAAGGTCAAGCTTGACTGGAAACCAAAAATGCAACGGAGGCCCTCGTTATTATCAAAACACTGCTGACATAAGATATCGAGGCTCTTTTTGGGATGGCGCAAACAGCAAAAGGCACGCGGCTTCATACTGGAGCTCTCAATCTCCTTATGAGCTAACCTGTATAGAGGACAGCGGTTATCAAATTATTGATAGCGATACAGTTCAAAGCGTGTTTAATCTAGCTCTTGACGGGGATTTAGGCGGAGTGATTAGTGGACTATCTAACTTACTTGATGACATCTTTTAATAATGAATAAAAAGAAACATAAAATATTACTGACGGCTTTAAAAAACGCATCGTCTGAGGATGTTGATTTGTTTTTAGAGATTGATTTGGTTCAATCTTATAAAAACATGAATCAAAGCCGATATGACAACAACTTTGACTTAGCCGAGCAATTTGTAAAAGAAAGAAATGCGTCTCGAAATTTTCGAATTTACGGAGAAATATCTAGTACAATAATTGATTGTAATAATTTAACTATAAGAGTGTTTACGGACCCTTTGTATTTGAACGAAATAGACTCTGTTGAGACAACTCTTGTTTCATATGGAAAAGAAAATGTGTTCGGAAAAAAGAGAGGAAAATATATTTTAGAGGTTGATAGCTTCTTTTCTGATGATGTCTACTTTCAAGTAGATTCAGACAATTTTAGCTACAAGCAACAGCGCTGGAGTCAAAAGCTAGTCCACTATGATACTGAAGGGAATTTTGCACCATACGGAACCGAAACGCTAGACATCAATCTTGATAGTTCAGTGTTAATAGAAAACAACTTTCCATTCTTCTTCAACAAACACTGGATAAGACTGGATTATGATATTATAGAGGAAAAAGTTGCTAAATACACATGGGATGCCCCTGAAACCACCTTGTCAGAAGGACAGTCTGTGAACCACACTTTGTCTCTGGATAAACTTAGCCCTTTCGGAAATGAAAGATTAACTTTAACATGGAGCCCCAATACACCCTTTGCAGGGTATTCACAAGGGGTTTTGTCTGGTTTGGGTGCAGATAACCCACAGAGGGTTTTTGAGGTTAATATTCCGCCTGAACAAGAAGACCAGTCACTAGCAGCTCTAAATGGTAATGCATTTGTTTTAATTCCTATTCTCCCTGATAACCTTCAATATTTTACTGTTGGACAAAACCTTCGAATACTAGATGGAGACTATCAAGGGGCATATACTATTGAAGCAGTATCCACACTAGGGTTTTTTGGAGATAATGAAGAATTTGATTTTACAGCAATAGTCCTAAGTGCTCAGTTTTTTGATATCCCAGACAACACAAACAGTTCAAGGTATTTTGTTGGTACAGCTCCTGATATATCTATATTTCATGAAGGCAATCAAGTGAGCCTCCCCTTAGATTTGGAGTGGACCACAATTGAACAAAATAAGTTGTTTACATTTCAAGCAAATACCGACTTTGAAATTGAGTTAGATGAGTTTTTTAAAATTGATGGAGAAAATGCGGTCCGAGTAGAAAAAGGAGTATTTCCTTATCACGGGCTTACACTTCTCGACAATACTGTTCAAAAAGAAGTAAGATACAATTTTGGAAATATCTGGGAAAACAGAGCAAGGTTTACTGGAAGAACTTCTTATGACATAACAGCTGATGAAGACTTCGATAGAACAGCGCCTGGCCCCTCAATTTTGAGGAATGGAAACTTTTGGCAAGGCCGAAATGAAGAGTTCTATACAAATGACTTCTTTGACCTCACGATTACAAATGAAGGCATTCGAACAATTATTCCTCCAAATGAACTCCTAGGTACTGACGCATCTTCTACAATAGAGGCTCAGGAGTCAAGGACATTTAGAATAAAAACCCCGTACTCAGACAATCTCCTTCACAAGGTTGAAATTATTTATGAAGATGTGTTAATTAATTCATTAGATGACTTGCCAATCAGCGCTGTTGGGAACATCAATATAAATGGAACAGATATAGCTGCCACTTCCCTCGGAAGTTTTCAATACATATACGAAAACATGAAGTCTCGACTAGATGATGGACCAAGTGACTGGTATAGGTTATATGGCACCCCTAAACCATTTAAAGCAGTATTCGATGATGATGCAAGAAAAATAACGTTAACATCAACTAGCCCTGGAGTGAGGCTAGTTGTGTTTTCTAAGAACCCAATCACATTAGTTAATTATTTGAACACTTTCCAATTGAACCCTCAAATGCCAATGAGGGTATCTCTCTATGCCAATTCTAACCAAAATCAGGAATCTAGATACAAATTCACAATCAACAAATTAGGCTACAAAGAAACCTATATACCTTCTGCTCCTATACAAGCTACGGAGGGGGCGGTAGTTGATAGATACCTTGTTACGGGGTATCGAGACATTTTATACCCATATGACTCAACTCTTGAGCAGTGTAATTTTAGATTAAACGCTAATGACCTAAAAGGGGTATCGTATTATGAGGCCACATTCAGTCCTGACCAAAATCAAATTATGGAATATGGAAGTGTTATCATAAACGGGGTTCTCCTTTTATCGTCAAGCCTTTTGCCTCTCAACGAAGAAAACTTAACACAGCAAGGGTTTTTTCTGAATGAAAACGATGAAATAGAGTTTATGGGAGAATTTAGAGCCGCCCCCATAGTCCCTATACCATGCACCAGTGAAATCATATCTACTCAAAACACAAGAGCTATATGGGAAGTTCAGATTGAAGACATGTCTGATATTGGAAACAACTTTAACGGTACACGTTCATTTGACATAACTCTAGGCAATGGCGATGGGGCATACACACTTACTGTTGGTGGACCTTCGAGTTCTGCTACAAAAAGGGCTGCAAATACTTGGTGGAATGGTTTCCCCATCCCAGTGTCGGATGAAAATGGTCCATTGGAGCCAAATGCGATACTGAGACTAAGACTCGACGAGGGGAATGGCAATGAAGTACCAGAAGGACCTTTTTCAGGAAGTGTCACCAACAACAAGCTAACCTTGGTTTCCAAAACTCCAGGACTCAACGTTCAATTGGATAATTTAGTAAACTTTGACGGATACAATGAGGGAGAAAATGCAAACCTTATTGAAACCCTGGGAGATTTTTTATCAGACATTTTTGAAGAAGTGCTCGATTTAGAGACTGAAGAAGAGCCTGATATAAACCCTTTCTCTTTAAAAGCAAAACAATTTGCGCCTGGAATAGAGGTCGGAGAACTAAACACAGGAAGAAATGGTCTCGGAGGCTTTAGATTTAACATAGAATAATTGAAACAGGTTATTTATAATAGATGACATATCAAAACGACATAGTAAAAACTCAAATATACATAGACGTGAGGCCGAGTTCAGCCTTCACTCAAGGCTACGGCGTGTTTCAAGTCTCAACTAGAAGCTTAGGTATGCGGCCTGAGTTTGATTTTTACATCAATGTAAACCTCAATCAAACGTTTGAGATACATGAGTATGTTGACACACAAATTGACACTGGTATAAAAAAAATCCCAAGGCAAGAAATAAATCCATACTTTTTGGAATACGGCTTTTTCGATGACATCGCCAGAAACAAAGTCAACAATGGAGAAGATTTAAGTTTTTCTCAATTAAACTTTATTCGAAGTGTAAGATTTGATGTATCGTTTTTAAGTGATGATGAATTAAAAAACTGGTTCGACTCTGGAGGGAGAAATGAGCTGCCGTGGGCAAGTGTGCTTGGGAGCGACACAACGATATATGACATAGAAAAGGCTCAGATAAATCTAACCAACATTATCTCAAAAGCAGAGGTATTGAAAACAGCTATTAATAGATAATGCAGAAGCACAACATAATTATAAACAAAAGATTTAAAACAAATGGACCAGTCGTCAATAGCGGCCTTGACCTGCAAAACAACTATTATGTCTATACTCAAAACTTAGGCGGCGGGTTGACCAGTGAGTTCAATGTACGCGCTTATCTAAACGACCCCCAGAATCAGCTTATTATTGACCAGTTCATTGTATTTATTAAAGGAGCCACAACTGAGGCTGAGTTTCTGGAAATATTTTATGACGACTCAAAGCTTCAAGCGGTGTTTAATAAATTTTTTGAATCAGAACTTCAGGGGCAACAAGTGTCTGTTACGGCAGCTATCGATGAATCTCTTGCAAACACTATCTCAATAATCGTGAATGATGGATGGTTTAAGTGGGAAGGAGATGTTACAACAAAACCAATGACAGGGCTCCCTGAAAGTCTTTTGAGCCAAATAAGAATTGACACACCTAGAGAAGAGCTTGTCCCAATAAACATTCAAGACAGCTATTATATCCCTGTAAAATTAAACTTTAGCCACAGTCAATTGCCTAGAAGTAAATTTAAAGTTTGCAACGACTACGTAGATTCAAGACTTAACCCAGTAGAGCACTATTTAACATCGCAAGGCTTGACAGATATTCAGTCTGGAGAAATGGTGAGAACATTTTTAAATCTAATAAACCCCACTGGAGAAGAGCTTCCTATTGAAACAAATGCAGCTGGAAGCAGTCTATCCAGCCCTGAAACCTCAGAAGAAAGATAATGGAGGAGTCAAATAAGATATCAACAATACTACAGTGTTTCGTAGATACAAACCTGGAGTTAAATGAGAATTTTCTCTATTCAGAGACAAAGGTTCCGACTGTGTTTTTTACAGAAACATTTAGACGAGCTCCAGAGAACACCTCCATTAGGATAGATGTATCACTACTTGCTTCTTCTGAAAAAGGGAGAGAAAGCGTCAGTGTGGTATTTATTCCTGGCGCAGCTGGACTTGAAGACGTAGGGATAAACTTGCCAATTGTTTTAAATTGGGCAGAGGGAGAGCAAATCAAAACTGTGTTTGTGGAGCTTAAAAAAGATTTTGAGCTAGAAGTCGGAAGAGACGAAGATTTCAGTTTAGCTTTGGTTGGAGCAATAAATTGTTTACCAAAAGAATCAAACTCTACAATAACAGTTGTCATTGAGGATGAAACAATATTTAACAAAGTTTCTTTCTTAGAGACAGAAGACAGCTCTCTCTTGTCAAATGGAATAACTCAATATCTGAGCTACTTCTATGATACAGACAGCCCCGTTACATTAAAACTTGGCTTAAACAATCAGTCTGAGGGCGGAGTCGAACGTTTAAGCGTAAAACTCTATCGACTTAGTACACCTAATTTTGATGGGAGATTTGCAGGCTTAATAACATCCATACCTGTTCAATTTGAGATTGGAGAACAGACAAAAGATGTGCTTATTGAAAATATAGCAAACTCTGTTTTAAACACTTCTCCAGTCATAGTTGTCACAATAGAAAACACTATAAAAGTGGAGTTAGATACAAATCAAGGAGCTTATAAAAACGCACTAATGTATGTGGAAAACAATTCGCTCTCTATAAACAGAAGATGGACAACGATAAATTTTGGAGACTTTTATAGACAAAAAGGACCAACAATAGGCGGCCAGCTCCAGTTAAGAAGCCCAGTTTCTAGCGAAATCCCACAAGACTTAAACGAGACACAGAATGGATGGGCTCTGAAATACGGAAATGTGTACTTAGAAAATGTTAGCAATGAAGAAAATGGTTTTGCAGAAGCCAATTATGATAATTTCCCCACATACAGGTTTGGGCCATCATTCAACGGTGGGTTAGATGACATTTCTTTAAAGATAACAAATAACGGAGAATTTGATATTTTATGGGATAATACCTTAGTGCAGCCAGGAGGAACTTTTGAAGTCCCAGTAAGTGGCGTAGATTTTGAAATTTCGCTGCCATCAAACTCTCAGCTAATTGAGGCTGGTGAAATCATTCCTCAAACAGGAACAGAGGCCATCGAGAGGCTTTACGCTCAATCCTTATACAGCATCAACATTAAATACAACAATGAAGGATATACAAACCCAGACGGAGACAATATGTACTCACATGGCTTCGTTCTTAAAAACGGGAGCGGCGGGGAAGTCGAGATAGGGACTTTCGAATTCACTAATTACGGCAATGTTTTTGAATCCCAAGTCAACAAAGACTATCTAGCTGGATATTACGTATCAGTTTTAACCAGATACAACGGCAGCTTATGCACAAATGAATTCAGTGGAGAAGAAAATGTATACAATATTAGAGTGCTTGGAGCTATATTATTAGATGACACAGAGTCTGAAACTGATTATGGAGGATTTGAATTTATAAAATTCAATGATTTCAACCCCGTGTGTGGAGGAGCAAATACAAGTTACATGTCTCCACTATGGACAGGAATCCCGTTTGAAATCGCATCTCCAATTGACGATGGAACAGACGGGTAAAAATATTTTATCCACCAAATTCGACGTAGACATAGAAAGATAATTCAGCGTCACTATTTATAGAAAATAAGAATCATGGCAACAGGACTTTACGGAACAAAAACACTTGCATCAGTCGATTTTAATGACGTGGACATCTTGTATGCATTCACGCCTTCTCATGAAGTCGTAGGAGATTTACAATTTAAACCTCTTTTTGGTTCTATTACAGAAAGCGAGTTCCGAAAAATGATTGGCGCAGACGGGTCATATAAACTTCGCCTCCCCGCTACTATTTTTAATAAGCTTGGTTTTTATACAGTAATCATCAAACCAAAGACATTTCAAACTCAAATAATTGATTGTTCAATCGTTGTGACCAATACAGACACTGAAATACAAATGTCTAAAAAAGGAATAATTATTCCAAAATTAAACTTTCAAGACACAGGAAGCTTAATTGGGTACCGCCTTGAGTATATTGACGAGAACGGAATAAAAATAAAAAACTTTCACCGCATTGTTACTTCCAGCGACTTGGTAAATGTATCTGTGAATTCATCCAGCTCAAACTCAAGCTCTACATCTTATGTGTTAGACCAGAATGGAACAAGTTTATTCTTGACGGTCACGCCAGACGAAAACACTTTAATATCCAATGCTCAACAACCAAGCCTTGGAAGTGCTGGTCAGTCGATTTTAATCTCTAACACTTTCTTTGACCCAGTTATGATTGAAGTCGAAATGGTGGACCAAAATCTTAAAACCCTTGGCAGAGTTCTCACAGGGAACTCTATCCGAGACAATCTTACTGGGCGACTATCTTACTTTGATGAACAAGGGAATCTTTGGAGACAATACAGTCTTCTCACTAAGAAGAATCAGTTTGGAACTGGCGAGATTGACATTAAGAGAGAAGTCAGAAATATCGACTTCAATCAAACGTTTGACGACGTTCAAAACTCCTAATCACCTCTGAGGAGGCAAGCCTTCGTATTCTGTAGTCTGAGTCCCAGAACCCCCTGTACCTTCGCTTGGCGCAGAAGAGTCAGCTGGAGAATCCACAATATAACCAATTGTCTGGCCAGAGTACACTTGACTCTGAGTTGCCTCTGTGTATGAAATAATAGACTGTTTAACTCCAAACAGATTTACAACATATTTCACATTTCCTAACCGATAATAATATGTTGAACCTGGAACCAAAGGAACAGAAGCTCTTCTTGTTGTCTCTGAGATGAACGATGTTTTCTCAACGTTTGCTACACGTCTTGTGCTATTGTTTGTTTCCGCTTTGGAGTAGAAATACTTAGAAGTGGCGCTAGATATAGTAAACCCACTATTAACTGCTTGATAAGTAATTTCTATCAAGTACTCATCCCCATCAGACACATTAGAGAAAAAGAATTCTGGAGTAAATGTTTCTGCTGAATAGCTTTCAGGTCTAGGGCTTTCCACTTTAGGAACAGAGGGCGGGTAAAAACAAGTGAAGAAAAGCCCTTTAGCTGTTAATCCGCTCCAAGAACCAGATTCAATAATATTTTCATCACCAAATGTTTTGAAAGACGGAAGCCGATTGTAATTTAAGCTTTTTTCGTTCATCCCAATTACATTTTTATATGTATTCAAGACTTCTCTGAAAGCGTGACGAGTATTGAAAAAATACATTGCTTTGTCCTCAAATATCTCTTCAGACCTGCCTTTAAGTGGTTTATCTATTTGTTCGGGCGAAAACACATATGGAACGGCTTCGCTAGTAAGTGTGGTAGTTATAGCTGTTGATGCTGAAAATGAAATAAAAGGCTGAGCTATTCTTCCTTTTACAATATCGTAATTTTCCTGACTTGGAACCTCTCTATACTTTAGAATTTCCGTATAAGGAACTTTGTATATATCATGACTCATTCCTAAGTAGTTCTCTGACAAAAATACAGCATTGTTTGCTGAAAATGCAAACTTTATTTGAGGCCTGCCGTAGAGTTCAAAAATTGACTTATTGGTCTGACCTGCAAAAAGAAGAGTTCCTGCTGTAATTGCGCTGTAAACAGGCGCATCGAACTCAAACACATCACTGACTGATGCTTTATGGTTTAAGTGAGTATTGGCATAGAAAGATTGACCCTTAGTAGATTTAGTACCAGAGGTTTTTGAGGTTTTGGTTTTTTGAATTACACCATTCCTTATTCTAGCAATATTTGTATCGTTTTTCTTAGCCATCAATTATTTCTATATCTTCAACAAAATCATCAACTTCAACTTCAATTTCAAATGTATCAATTTGAGACTGGACTAAATCAACGTTTGCTCCAATGTTTAATGTGACTGGACATAAATCCAGCTTTATCTCTGCTACAACCTGCGACGTTAAGGCCCAGGGAGTTCCTGACATTGTTATAATGTCGTTAACAGTATTAGTAACTCGAATAGGATAAAGTTGATTATCAGGAGACAAAGGCACTGCTATCTGAAATTCAGAACCAGCATTTATGCCAACAGGATAAACAAATTTCTGTCTATTAAATACTGTATTTCTATAAATCGTACCAAAAGCCTCTAGAATAGAAGTTGCGGGAATCAATTGTTCCGCCGCACAGTAAAACTGGACCTCTATTAGCTCTAGAAACTTTTCTAATTTCCCAAATCCAATTTGATTTGGGTCAGGGGTTGTCATCTTATAGTAATGCATATATATTTCTCGCAATTTATGGTAGTGGTATCCACCATTGTGCGCATTAGACGTCTTCCTGTTGACGGGGTCTACATTTGATTTATAAATAAAATCAGTCCATTGCGCGAGCGTCATTCCCGTTATGTTTCCAGGGTTTACTTTACTGCAATCCTCAATAGTCCATTCAAATGGAACATTTAAGTTGGAAAACTGAAATGGGTCTCCAGAGCCCCACACCCAACACGTTCCGCTTAGTTGGTAATATTCATGCAAATCACACTCAATAGCTTGAGCGGGGTCGATTCCTACAATCAACTCCTTGGAATTCATTATGTTTTCAGAACCCCAATTTATTGTTGCCCCTGTTTGGATTTTAATGTTATCAATTCTAGCAATGGGGTCAAACTCAGTTCTCCACTGATTTATGTATTTATCTCCATTTCCACGACCCATGCCGCCTTCTTGAAAAGCAAAATTGGAATCATCATAATTGATGTAACCGTGCTCGTTAATTTTATTATTCAGTTGCAGCTCTAAAATAGTTCCCGTGGAGCCTGTAATAATTGCTTTATTGATGTCGTATACAAACTCTTCAATTCGAATCATACAGTCTGGTGCACCAATTAGTTTAAAAATAAACTGCATAGCATCTCGTGTTCCTTTTCGTTTAAACAACCAAGTTAGATTCACCATCATTCTCCTCCAAAGCTGAAGGTCGTACTCTTTCTTAGGGCTCCCTGTGGACCCGACGCTTGTAGCGAGGTACTCCAAAAGGTCTAGTTCGTTAAAACCGCTGGTTAACTTCCATCCAAGAAGTTCAGCTAATTTAAACATAAACTTGTCTGGAACACTACACTCCCCATCATATTCAACTGTGTGAGCATAAGATATTCCATCGATGTAACGTTTTATTTCGTCAAACTGGTGAGCGTAGGTTTGGATTGTTCTTCTGTAAAGAGAGTCGGCAGAATCTAAGTCCAAGTAATTTTCTGGAATCATAGTTCGCATCATAATATCGGTTTTCTCACAATCTAGCAATTCAGCTAAGGTGAGAAGGTTGTCCTGGTAAGTTACGTACCCCGCTGTGTTTATGTCAATGTTGAAGCCATCAATATTTTTAGGCCATGTGTATGTGGTTGTGATGTAGTTTCCGTCATCGAACTGCGGGTTTTGATGCCTCCATGCTCCGCTTGTTAATATGTGATTCTCCAGAGGAGTCCTGTCTTTATAAAAGCTCTTTAGAATTCTATCAGTTGGGCGAATCCATATAGCAGCTGTTTGTTCTGTGTCTGTTGACCCAGTAAATAAAAGCGTTTCTAAAGTAAATTCTAAGTATGTTCCAGCTGAAAATGTGTATGCGGATATTACATGTAAAGGATTATCGTATAACGTTACACCGCTAAGCTGAATAACATAGTCCTGTGTATCCATTAAAAGGCTTCTTCCTGTAATTGTAGAGCCTGAGTTAAGAATTACACCGCCTTGGTTAGTTAAAGCAGAGTATGGCACCTTAAACTTGCAATAAGAGGCTGTGGTACCCGTGGTAACAGCTGTGTACTCATATGCCGTTACTCCAGCAGATTCTTTTTGGATAGATGCCACAGCATATGGCCACGCTGTAATCGAATTATCCAAAGATGTGGCGATGTCTAACTTAAGAGTTTGAAAATACGCGTAGTTAGACGGGTCTTTCTTTTTTAAATTAAGTTCACGAGATGACACAAATACAGAATTGTTTCTAGAAAACCCAGAAACATTAAGACTAGAAAGAGACTCATACCCATCAAATCGGAGTCCTTGAGTATCCCCATTAACAATGTCTGTGCTTGGATTTCTCGTGACTCTGTAGTCGCCAAACGTGAACACTGACTGGGATTGTGTAGGGAAATCCCTGAAATCCTGTCCTGGGCGGAAGTTTACAGAAATCGTATCTGCTGTGTTTGGTTCGAAAATAGGCATTGAATGTCTTTTCAATAAATATTAATCAAAAAGATTCTAACCTCAATGTGCATTTACTTTAGAAACACTCTGTGTTATTTTTTGGATGATTATTTATCAGTAAAACAATTTGATGTCATTTCTCACTCAGGACGACAACACGTACATAAACATAAAACTAACCGACACAGGACGAAGACGACTGGCTCAAGGTAACTTGACTTTCGACCAAGCCGTGTTATCGGATAGAGAAACAAACTACTCTTTTGACCGTAGGTATGATACGCTTTGGAATCTAAACCCAAATAGCGGCACCGAACTAGCTTTAAGTGGAAACAGCATTTTTTCACCAAAAGATGACCACCCTGCTCTAAGTCCAATAAATTATGACGGCTCTCAACCTTACTCGCTAAACTCAAGAGTGCACGTAAAAAACGAGACAACAACTGCTCAAACGGATTCTGTAGGATTTTGGAGCGCATTAACGAATGGTAACAAACACAAGATTGGGCGATACCTGCTAAAAAATAACTGGGTTTACTCAGGCTCAAACAGCACAAGCATACAAGAAGGAGCTATTGACTTCGTTTTTGGTACCTCCAACCTTCTAGCTGGAGTATTGCCAAAATTGGGTCAGCTGTTGTATTTACGCACTACCACGTCTATTAACACCGCTAATGGGTTCTTAGGGATGTCAAATGCTCGCTATAACGACGTGGCAATGATTTCTAAATGGTATCGCGTAACAAATGAAATTTCTTCAGGCAGGAGAACTTTAGACCGAAACCCTCCTTTTATTGCTGCTCAGTCTGGGCAAGACAAGCCTCTACCATATTTTGTCTATGAATTTGACGCCGTAGATAACTACTATGGCTCCGCCGTAACAGTAAATTGCCCTGTTTGGAATTTAAACATCGTAAGAACATCAAGGGAAATTGGACACAAAAGAAAAGCTGTAGGAGGGAACATAGGCCATAGCTACACCAACTACGGCTCTGTTCCATACGCAGGGGCAAAAGAAATGTTTGACTTTGATGAAAATCAAAGACAAGTAGGCTTCTTGCATTACTCCAATGAATCATCAGGTCAAACCTACTGGGATTCCATAATTCCAGGCGCCACTGAGGTAGACATCCCTGATTTACTTTGGCACAGAGCCACAGATGAAAGCGGGAATCTTTTCATAAGTGGAACAGCTATAAGCTCTGGCCATAGATTTACAGATTACGGAAGTACTATCTATCAAGATAAAAAAGCGGGAACATCATATACACTCCTTCGTGACGCTGTTACAGGAAGTCCATTAACAGTTGGTCGAGTTTACTACGACCTTAAAACGATTGTTTTAACAGACCCAGAACTATTGACGGCGTTGTCATATAAGTCAAATAGAAACTGGACACTTCCGCCAATGAATTTCTCTTCTGTGTCAAGCCCTAAGCCTCAGTTCGACACTGGCAAGAAGCCTGGGTTTATGAAAAGTAATCATAACTACTACATGACCTATTACATGAGCCCAGGTGAATTGGGAGAACTGAGCTCAAACGCTTATCTTGAAGGTAGAAATTTTGGGCATCACTATTACATGCACTGTGGTTATGTTCAAAAACTAAGCGGTCACACGGACGAAAATGGATACCACAAACACCTTAAAGGAACTTTTCCTCAGGGCCAGCTTCCGTACATGAGAAACAGTCAAACGTTTGAATCATTCTCAGGAACAGGCTGGGGAGCTAGTAAAGTTCAAATATTAGTTCAAGAAGTACCTGTAAACAGGGACGGAGGTGCAGATAGCTTGCATCCTGGAAAGTGGTCTGGTTGTTCAAGCTTGAACAAAAATGCGCAAAACCAAGACCCTGCAGGAGTGTTTTCTTTTGGACATGCAAGCTCAAGCTTAATTGAGCCGTCCCAGCTTTACAACGCTGAGTTCATTGTTTCGCAAGCCGATATAACATCTGGCGACACAATGCCTCTCCTTTTAAGTGGCTCAACCAGAAACATATACGAGTTGCATGACTATTTTAATCTTTACAATGATGAAAAAAATAACGGATTAGCTTTGGGTTCAGAAAATCACTTCTTTGGAAATATTAAGACTGCTAAAAAGAAAGTGCGATATGATACGTACATCACTTTAGTTGTTGAGGGCGGAGAATTAAACAGCTCACAGAATTCTTCATTCGATGCAGAAAAAAATGACAACACATACATTACAGAAATAGGAGTACTAAATTCTGATGGAGAACTTGTAGCTGTCGGGAAACCGACGCGCCCTATTCGAAAAGGTAGCGGAGAATGGAAAGTGCTCCAATTGAAATTAGAATTTTAAACCAAGACTATTTAAGATAAACTTTCCCATATGGCTTTTTTGCAACAAGAACCAACCACATTTATCAGTGTTAAGCTCACCAACAAGGGCCGAAAGGAATTGGCATTGGGTAGGCTAAATTTTAGTCAAGCAGTGGTTTCCGATAGAGAAATCAATTACGAGTTCAATAGAAGATATCCAGATACACCTTATTTTGCAAACCTTAATCCTCCAGCCACAGAGATGTTTAACATCTGCAAAAGCAGGGTTATGGAACCACACGATAACCAACCTGCCCTTCCGACATTAAACTTTGATGGAACAAATGCTTTAGATTTAACGTCAAAAGTGTTCGTGACAAAACAGATTGCTACGGCTCAAACTAGCTCAGTCGGATTCTGGTCTGCAACAACAGCTGACTCAGCAACTGTTAATGATTACATATTGCATCCAAGCAGATACATCAGGAGCGGACAAACAACAACAGGGTTAATTAGTGGACCAGCTACGTGGAGCTCCTCAACCGAAGTAATGCTAGGAGGCGGAAATCTCCTGCTTTTAAGGTATTCTGCACCTATAGGCTCAGAACCGCAATTAATTAGTACTGCCCCGTTTGTGGATTTATTTTATAGGATAAGAACGGCAGATGCTTCTGTTGATTCAATACGAGTAGACAGGCCTGTTCCTATATTTGCTTCAGGCACAAGAAACGTTGCTTGGTATGAATATCCTTGGAATGGCGTAGAAACATACTATGGCTCTGGAGCAACGGAAAATTGTCCAGTCTGGAACTTAAATATTGTAAGAACGTCAAGAGAGATTGGTCAAACAAAAATGGCTATAGGAGCCAACACAGGATATAGTTATTCTACTTTTGCCTCCAAAGAGTATAGTGGCACAAAACAATATTTTGGATTCGAAGATGACTTGAGACAAGTAGGGTTTATTCACTACTCTAATAAGTACACGGGAAATACATATGCTGAACAATTAGTCCCAGGAACAACTCAGGTTGACATGCCCAGCATTATGTGGCATCGAAAAAGTGCTAACCCAGGACAAGCTTATGAGAGTGGCCAGAGATTTACAGACGAAGGAAGCGATGTGTATTTTGACCAAGCAGCGAAAACCTCATTCACCCTATTAAAGGATGGGACTTCAAGTAGTGCTTTAATTGTGGGAAGAATCTATAATAAGCTAAAACTTATTGTAGTTACAGACCCTGAGTTATTGACGGCAATGTCTTATAAGACCGACCGTAACCACACGCTCCCTCCTTTGATTGTTGGAAGTCAGTCTGCACCAAAGTCTCCTTCTACAGTAATGAATACGTCAGGGCTATTGAGAAGCGACCATTACTACTATGTAACATATTTTACTCAATCTAAAACTCCATACAGCTCAACAGATTCCTACGGTTACAAGCAAGCTATGCATTGTGGATATATAAGTAAGGTTGAAGGCTTTACTGACGAAAACGGATATGCTCAGTATTTAACGTGCTCATTTCCAACTAAAGCATTCCCCTACCTAAGGAACACAGCAGGGTTCACTACATACTCTGGAACAGGGTGGAGTGCCAATAAAGTTCAGATTTTAGTTCAAGAAGTTAGAAAAGATGAAGACAAAGGCTTGGATGCGTTGCACCCAGGAAAGTGGTCTGGCGCCTCTGATATTAAAGCGTTTGGTAATGGAGTTTACTCTGGTGAGTCAACACACACAACCATCGACCCAACATACTTACAGGGGCAGCAATTTATTGTCTCTCTAGATGACATAAAATCAGGGACAACTCAGCCAAATTTTATTGCTGGACCCAGCAATAATTTATATGGGGTTTCAAGCGGTTTCACATTCAACAGTGATTATTTAAATCTTACTGGGATGACATATGGAAACGAAGATTTCTTCTTTGGAAACATCAAAACAAAAATAATGTCTACCACCTACAAAACTGTGTTTACAATTGTAGCAAAAGACAGCGAGTTCAACGCTTCTAATAACGGAGGTTTTGATGGGGCAGAAGACGCAAACACATATATAACCGAAATAGGCATACTTAACGACCAAGGCTTACTTGTGGCTGTAGGGAAGCCTACTTATCCTATTAAGAAAAGCTCGGCAAGGTATTTAACCTTCCAATTAGAGCTAGATTTTTAATAAGAGAAACTATTTACTAGAAAGAGAATAAAAAAAATGGGATTCATAGCATCAGCAGACACACTTTATGCGAAAGCATATTTGACCGACAAAGGTCGTGAATATCTTTTCAATAAGAGCAATATTCGTTTCGACGCGTTCGGAGATGACCTCTTTGAGATTAAGTCATTTGCCCTAGGAGACCCCGACGTCAATTACAAAACAACGATTACACTAATTTCAGGTGAAGTCCCAGATATTTCTGGAAAAAGCGAGGGTTGTTTAAAGACTTCTGTGAATTACGAACAGCGCAACCAGTTATTTTTTGAAAACTTTGACCAACTTGTTTCCCAAGATGTTCTTTACGGCACAAACTTGACCGACAATGTTTTAGATATATCTGTTAATCTTGGAGGCTCTAATGACCTTCCAAATGGAAGTGACACTAGTGGTGGAACAGGTACAGATGACGGCGGTGGTGTAGGCACAGGAACTGGAACAGGTGGAACTCAATTGCCAAACGCAGGATAACAATAAACAAAACTAAAAATGCCTAACAATCCAAGCCCAACAAACGTAGTCTTCCGAAAGGTGACTCTGGCGACAACCAACAACGAGACAGTTATTTCTGAGGGGCACAAAATATTTGGGCCTTATGCTCAAGGTATTACTGTCTCTACTTTGGCTACAGGAAACAAGAAAGTTATACCTCTTACCGATAGCACAGGAGAAGGGTCTCATTTTTTAAAACTCACTTTTCCAGACCCGACTGACACGAATTCAATCTCAAATTCGACTTTATATGTGACTTTTGCTAAAAAAGACGCAACATATACAGACGGGTATAGAGATTATGAAACTGCTTTGCCAGATAGCATGATTGCTGACATAAAAACATGGATTAACAATGGTCGTGCCGCGCTTAATTCTAGTATGATTCGTTACAGGAAGCTTGTTTTTACATCTTACGGACGTCAAACACTTCAGTCTGAGAACTCCTTAACTTTTGAGGTAAGGTTTAATTATACTGGTTTACAGATTGGCGGCGGACCTGGCGGACCTACTGAAGGCGGCGATGGTGTCGGACTCGGACAAGGTTAATCACTGGTACATAGTCAAAAAAAATCCAACAAAAAAATCTCAACATCAATAATAATATAAACGATGCCAAGTAATTTTCAAAAACCAATACAGAGTGTTATTTCAACAAAGAGTGAGACTGCATCACTAAAGTCTGTTGCTACGTCTGACCTGACATACACTGCGTGTTTTAGGACTGGGCTGACTTCTACAGAAGCTAATTACTTTGTGTCATTTAACCTTCCACACATTGCAGCAGATTTAGCATCAGGAAGTACAATGGCTTCCGCACATCCTGAGATTTATCAGCTAAATGTCGGTAAAATTGTAATAGCGCCTATTCCAAGAAGCTTCTACAGTGAGATGATAGATGGACGTTCCATTACGTTTACAGTTCCTCAACATGGAATAGCAGATAACCCCAATTGGACCGCTAAAACAATTGTGTCGTCAACATACAACATACTGGAGAAGAAGAGCGAAAACGCCCTTCTAGGTAAGAATATTGCATTTTTGTTTTGTGATGAAATTAACCTTCCTTATACAGGAACCACAGACGGAAACGGCGTTAACAAAGCGAGTCAAACCACTTGGAATACATCAAGCTATCTTGACAGACCTTCGGCAACAGCATATCAAAACTTGCACCCAGATGGGGTGCAAATCGACATTAATTCTGACCAAAGACCCTGGAGCCAAGTAAATCTTGCCGCCGCAGTACCTGAAATTTACCCAACCACAACAAACCAAGGATACAACTATGATGTCCCTGTTGGGTTTGCAGCGCTAGACAAAGGATATATGGTGTTAACTCACCCGATGATTGTAAATCAAATCCCGTGGGCATCTGGAAAAACAACCCCACACGCATATGCAAACTCTGGGGTTGGAACAACAGATATCTGGTTTGGCTCAGGAAGTACTGCTCAGTTTTACGACTTAAACATTAGTTTTAAAACATCAGTCGTTTGCATGGCTCTTCCAGGAGAATTTCACTTTACAAACAACCCAACGTGGAACTTCTCTGAAAACCTTCAAGAGTACACTCTTGGAACAAACAACTTTGATTCAACTTATGTAACCGAAATCGGGCTCTACAACAAAGAGGAAGAGCTTTTAGCTATTGCTAAACTGGACAGAGCTAAAGAGAAAGGGTACACTGGAGTATTAACATTTACATTGGAACTGGACGTATAACCAGTAACACTACAAATAAAAAAGCCTTGATATTCGTCAAGGCTTTTTTTATCATTAAACATGATAAGAACAATTTCAATTGCAGAAAGAATAACAATCATTTCCACACTTTTGAGTATCCTCAAATCAGAAGGGCTTACCCTGACGGCTCCTGAGAAGAAAACGATAAAGGAAGTTATGCTAGAACATGTTACTTATCTACAGGCTGGGATTGTTGACAACCTTAAAAAAGATACAGAAGAAAAATGATTTTAGGATTAGATATATCAACCACCTGTATTGGGTACACACTTTTTTCAGAAGATGGAGACATGCTCAAGATTGGGTACGTTAAAATGCGTCCAAAACAAACTCTTTTTGAAAAGCTAAAACACTTCGAGGAGCATTTAAGTGAAATAAGTAAAATGGAACTGACATATATTGCTATAGAGGAACCGCTTAAAAAGTTCGCTGGAAAATTCTCTTCTGCTACAACAATCGGATTGCTTAATTTCTTTAACGGAATGATTTCGGCTGTATGCTATAAAACCTGGGGAATAGAGCCAGTATACTACAACGTAAACTCTGCACGAAAAACTGCATACCCGCATGTGAAATTTGGAAAAAAAGGCTCTGAAAGCAAATCTCAAGTGTGGGAGGAAGTATGTAAATTGCAGCCTCTTTTGAATTGGAAATACGGTCCGAAGTCAAGGAAGCTTATGGATGAAAATTTCGATATGTGCGACAGCTACACCATCGCTCTGTGTCACATGATTACCTTGGAGAAACAAGCAGCACTTAAAAGCGAATAATGAAACATCTAATTTTAGGAGACATACACGGAGGACCATCCTGGAAAAAGCATGTCAAATCAGTTAATCCTGATAAAATCGTATTTGTCGGAGATTACTTCGACAGCAAGGAGTTTACAGCTCTGGAGCAGATGGACAACTTCAGAGACATCATCGCTCTCAAAAAAGAAAGACCAGACGACGTAACTTTGCTCACAGGAAACCATGATGCCCATTATATGGGAATAGGCGGAATGTATAGCGGGTTTCAAGCTGGAGCATTTTTAAATATTGAAGCACTTCTAGAGGATAACAAGGATTTGATGCAATGGTGCCACTCCATAGATGACTATCTCATTTCTCATGCAGGAGTCACTAAAGATTGGTGCGATATTCATAAAGTTGACACGAAAGATATTGTTAAAAAAATCAACTCCCTACACATCTCACACTTTGCATTCGCTGGTTTTCAAAGACACGGTGATTCAACTGTGTCCAGCCCTATTTGGGTCAGGCCAAGAAGTCTAAACATCAACAGAATTGATGACTGGAAACAGATTGTGGGCCACACTAGACAATTTTCAATAACTCTTGACAATCCAAACATTATTCTCGTGGATGCGATAGAAAAAGGAGAGGCTCTTATTCTAGAGCAAAAACCTGGTCGCACAATTGTCGAGGTATCATTTGTTGAATAGTTGAATAGTTGAAAACTTTTCCTTTTTTTACATCTGACTTATTAATTATAATCGCTATATTCGCTATTAAACACAATAGCATCAAACATGCGAATCGCACACTTATCAGATATTCACATTCGATTTTCAACTCGACACGCTGAATATCGTCAGGTTTTTGAAAGATTATATGAGGACCTAAAATCAAACAAAGTAGACCGTATTGCTATAACTGGGGACGTATTACACAATAAGGTCTCCATGTCTCCTAAGTCGTTCATATTGATGTCAGAGTTTTTCTTAAAACTTTCTGAGATTGCACCAGTAGATATTATAGCTGGAAATCATGATATGAACATGAAACAAGAGAGCCAAGGCGATGTTATTAGCCCAATTTTCGAGCTTTCAGAGATTTTGGGAGGAAAATCCACTTACCAAGTCACAAAAGAAAATGCATCCTCAATAAATCTTTGGGAAAACAGCGTTTACTACTATCCTTTATCTGGATTTTTCAGTATCGACGAAAATCATACATATGGCATTTTCTCTTGTCGAGACGAAAAAGTGCTGGAGTTAGACCAGAAAGAAGCTGATAAAACATATATCGCTATGTGGCACGGAGCTCTTTATGGTGCTCGCATGGATAATGGTCATGAAAATTCAAACCAGGCCAGCTGGAAAAAATCGATATTCAAAGATTTTGACATCACCATGATGGGTGACTTTCACGAGTACCAAGATTTCTTTGATGGCAGAATGGCTTATAGTGGAAGTTGCATCCAACAGGGCTATGGAGAATCAATAGACAAAGGATATCTGATTTGGGATACTAAAACTAAAACCCACGAAAGAAAGATAGTTTTAAATGACTGGGGATTTGCAAAAATCACAGTAACCCGTGGAGAGTCAGTTGAGGACCGAATAGAGAACATGAGTTTTTCCAATAACAAGAGAAAAACAAAAGTAATTGTAACTGTCGAAGATTTTGAGGAAAACAAATCACAAGAACGTACCAATCAAATAACCAAGCTTATAAAGGACCGATATAAGTGTGAGAGTATTCGCGTGGAATGGAAGACTTTGCAAAAAGAAGACCTGGGCGATGATAGTGAAGTATTAGAAGGTGGAGATAGTTTTGAAGGCAGATTTAAAAAATTCATGAAACGCACTGAGCATGACATGGAAGACGATGAGCTACAAGAGTTGTTTACATTTGCATACTCAATTGAAAAAGAACTTGGACTTGACAAAGAAAAAATCAAATCAAAAAAATTCGATATTCTATCGATGGAAGTTCGAAACTTATTTTCGTTTCCCGATAGAGCTGTTTATTTTCCAATAGAAAGCATGCCAGGGTTGACTGGGATTTTCGGCGAGAACTACTGCGGAAAATCAAACACTCTTCGTGCTTTAGTTTTCGGTCTGTTTGAAGTTATTATTGGGACCAAAAATAAGTCCAAGCTCGTAAATATTTACACAAAATCCAACAAAGGATATGTGAGTGTAGTCGTTTCAATTGAAGGGGTGAAGTTTAGAATTACTCGCGAGGTCGTTCAAAAGCGGAACGGCGGGAATTCTTACCCAACTCGGTTCGAGATTTGGAAAGAAGTCCAAATTCCAACTGGAGAGCAAGATTGGATGTGGACAGACGAAGAAACAGATGAAGGAGTTGCTGAGAACACAAACATTAAAGGACAGATAAAAAAAGCAATTGGAGATTATGAAGATTTTTCAATAATCGCTCTTCACGCTTCAAACAATGACAGTGACTACCTGGCTTTGAGCCAGCAACCTAAAAATGCTCTAATTGCTAGATACCTTGACTTGTCTAACTTTAAGATGAGATACGACTTTGTTAATAAAAAACAAAACAATCTCAATCGAGACTTTAAAGATGCTGGGCAAGTTCCTGAGATTAAAGAAGAAATAGCTCAGAAAAATATTCAAAAGCAAGATTTTAATATTCAAATCAAGAGCCTTGAGGAAGAGCAATTTCTAAGCGAAACAAAACAAACTGACATAAACAGCAAAATTTTAGAGCACACCCGCAAGCTTCATAGAGTGGAGATAATGGAGTTTGACTCCAAAGACGTATTAGAGAATGAAATCGAACTATCAGAGGACCTACTTAATAAAGATATTGAGCGCCAGTCCGAACTTAAATCTTGGCTGGACAGCAATCTTCGAAAAGATGTCCCATTCGAAGGTGAGAAAAACCTATCAGATGTCGAGCATCAACTGCAGCAAGAAAGAGCCCAAAAGACTAATATTGAATCCATTAAGCAGCAGTCTGAAACTTGGATATTACAGAACTCAAAAAAATTCATCGAAGACACCACGACTACAGAGGAATCGATTAGAAAGATTCAGTCTGATATTATCGAGTGTCAAAACAAAATCATCTCTTTCCAAGGCAAGAAGTGTCCGACTTGCGGAAATGTATCTGAAAAACCGAACCCTTTTGGTGAAACAGAACAGAATATCCGAAAAACTAGGCTTGAGCGGGAACTCACAGAGAAAAAGAATGTACTTAAAGAAGTAGAGGTTTGCAAGAATCATAACCAGAATTTTGAAACTAGAAACTCTGAGTTAGAAATAACAAAAGTTAAACTTGCCGCAAAGGAAATGCTCTTAGAGAACATCTCTAAAGACCGAGAAAAACTATTAGGAGCCAAAGACATCGTTGCGATGAACGAGTTAATTAATTCCCGCTCAAATGAGCTATCAAAGCTCTCTGATGCTATTGAGAAGACGCGCAAAGAGCTTGTGGAGCTAAAAGTGATGTGCGATAACTTTGACAAAAATGAGCGTAACATTGAATCTAACACAGAAACTCAAAAAACGATAGATGATAATCAAGAATTGCTTGAGGGATACAAGCAAAGCATCACATCTATCGTTTTGAAATTACGAATATTAGCGGGTGAACTTGCGGTTTTAAGTCGAGACGTGGAAGGCAAAGAGGAAAGGTTGAAGGAGATACGCGAATTTGACACTTTATATCGTCGTCACAGTCTGTACCTTCAAGCTGTGCACAGGCAAGGAATACCAGCGATGGTTATTAAGACAAAGCTTCCTACTATCAATGAGAAAATACAGAACATCCTATCAGGGATTGTTGAGTTTAAAGTTGATTTAGAGATTGATGACAAAGGAGACGTGACAGAAGTCTTCTATTTTATGGAAGATAAATTTGATGCACTACCTCTTGGAGCTATGGCGTCATCATCTCAAAAATTCATTGTGTCTCTGGCTATAAAAAACGCTTTGCACGAGATTTCAAATCATGCCGTTTCTCAGCCATCAATTATAATGATTGATGAAGGATTTGGAAGCCTTGATGATGACTTAATCTCAGAGGTTCAGAGCATGCTCTTGTACTTAGGGACGAAGTATAAGAATGTTCTAATTATTACACATAGAAATGAAGTAAAAGACTGTGTAGATAACATAGTTGAGGTAACAAAAGACAGAGGATTTATTAATAAGGAGTTTTCTGCTCTCCCAGAAAACGCAGGAGTAAGCAATTTCAGTTTTACCACGTCAACGGCAATATCCTCCACAAATCAACACACAATATCATGAGTAAAAGAAAACAGTCTAGAAACTTAAAATCTCAAGCTCAAAGCCTAAGAAACGACGGAAAAGACGACGAGGCACAAATACTAGAATCTCTTGCTCATAAAGTTGATAGAGAAGAGAGAGCTACAGATAAAATTAAAGCAATGCAGGATGCTATCGATAAAATGGAGAAAGGAACGTCCTCACTGTCTTGGAGGATAGAGGACTTGATTGGAAATGTTCTTGTAGGGTTTCATAATCAAAAGCCTTTGTTCGAAATAAAGCGAGGGACTTTGATTTACACTCTCAAGATATTAGATGAAAAAATTAAAGAAAGAAACAAGCTATCATTCAGCACCAGCACGCAGTTGAATCGCATAAAGAATAAGGCGGATAAAATATGCCTAGAGCACTATATCCCACATCTGAAACCGAAGAAATGACTATGATGCTATGCGCTGTTTTTTTTGCGGCACGGGCAAATCTTGGATAATACTGAATTGAATTTTTGGAAAATATTATAGTGTGAACTACCCACCCACGGCAGAGCCGATGGGTTGGGCTTCGGGGGTCGTAGACTCACCTAATAGCAACGCCTCATCCCGTTTTTGATTATCGTCCGACTGCATCCCACAACCAGACGTG